GATTCAATATGACCTTCTAACAACTAGCACGGAACACCAGGATTGTCTACGGGAATGTCCTAAGTGCATACGGGACGAAGTACAATGCACCGATTGTGTCATGCAGCAAGTCTAGCTGATTTGCTTGGTCCTTCAGTAGATTGTATTGGAGGCAACAATGTCATTCATAGGCAGCCACCTACTCTTCGGATTCTTCTTAATCTGTGCGGCGTTCGCCAGCCCGTTCATCCTCGTGGGTGTCATCACATACTACCGTCCCAAGCAAACCGTGCGCTGTGTCGAGAAGTCGTTCAAGTGGCTTGCCATCGTGGTCGCGGTACTGGTTGCCCTAATCATACTCTTCGCCATTATTGATGCCATGACGCCTATGACACTCGTGATAATCCTATTGCTCGCGATCCTTTTCAGGCAGCACAGGCAAAGGGCCAGTCACAATCTGACTCCTGCTCCAGTTGATCATCATGCCGAAGCCATGCTTGATAACATGGCGTCACTAGCTTACAAAGTCCAAGAACTTAAAGATCAGGTTGAACAACTTCAAGTTCAGCTAGCTGGCGTGTCCGTGGCGGCTTTGGGTGGTACCTCCCATCCTGCTGTCGAGGGTGACTATGTCTGGTCAAGTGCTTACCGGGATGTCCTGGGACTGCGTCGCGAGTATGACAGTCTAAAGAGAGCACCGGGCGCGGAGCGTCTAACTGCCGATGACAAGATCCGGGGATGAGCATTCGCTGCCAGTATCCCCTGTCGGGGATTCGGATGACGATCTAATGGATTTCTACGGCATTGAAACGTTCGGGGACGGGCAATATCGCTTAGGACCCGGCTTGCGACCAGGATTATCCTTGGTACCTGCGTCGTCCTGTTCCACATCACCCCATTCGTTACGAAGACTGCTGACTTTTACGAGTCCAGCACTGTCCAGGCGTAGCTTCCAATTGTAATATGTGGCAACGGTGAGGCGGAGTGCCGTTCAGCACAGGCAAAGTGGTGTGATTTCCGGTACGTTACTGGCGTAGCTTGATGAGGCGGGGCATAGGCAAGGCACCGTCGATTTCAGTATCGGCGTAGTCTCTAGCATAGCTGGGGCATGGTGCAGTGATTTCTCGCATCGGCACAGTGAGTTGACGTGACGGTGAAGTACCGTCGATTAAGGGCAACGTTACACGAAGTGGCGATTTTGCACAGCGGGGTTGTGTTACGGTTCCGTTAGACGAGGCATCGGCAAGATTGGGCTAAGTGCAGTGCTGGCAGAGTTATCCTCGGCTGAGGTACAGTTGCGTTGAGTCAAGTTTAGCACGGGCGATGTAGTGCTAGATTCTGCGTTGGCATAGCGGAGTGCAACTTGGTTGGGTCATGGTGAAGCACGATTTAGTTCTGCTCAGTTGTTCCGGGAGGATTCCGTGGAGACACGGACACATGTTGCCATAACGGTGCCTCAACCTCCCGGAGCATCATTGTCCACAGTATTGAAGCGTCGTGAAAGAGCAAATTGAGCAGCTGGTTCGTTCTGGCAAGTGTATGAAAGAGATCGCTGTTATCCTGGGTTTTCCTTACAGCAAATTTCCCTTCATTCTTGAGGAATTATGGCCTGAAACTCATGGCCGATGGACGAAGCTCTGTGAATTACTCGGTGTAGATCCCTGGGCGACCACAAAACGCAACACCTGTGCAGGCGCGGCGGGATCAGCTGTTTTCTCAATGTTGGCAAGGGATTTTCCTGCTCAAAGTAGCACTATTAGAACCAGGTCAGGAGTATTCAAACTCCCGGAGATCCACATCAAAATTGGTGTGGATTTTCTGTTTAGGAGGCAACATGTTACGTTGGGCTGAATTTAACACCGAGGAAGAGGCCGATTCATTTTGTTTTGGTTTGAACGGGTTCGGCTGTCCGTTCTATAAATTGTACGGGGTTAACGGACGCGGAAAATGGTGGGTAAGATTTGCCGGTCTCTACTAAGAACAGAAGGTCAGCAAAGTTTCAATAGCAGCGAGTAGTATCCCGGTGAGGATGACAACGAGTAAAATTCCGAGGAGAGAAGTTTTTAGGAGTTTCCAGAGAAGTGACGGTTCGGACGGCCTAATCCTCGATGAGAAGTTTTTGGAAATTCGGGCACATTCGTTGCAAATAGTTGGTTCCTTACCCATAAAGATACCCGCTATTCCTATGGGCCAGAATAAAAGGCAAGTTGGTAGCACCCAATCTGGGTAATGGCCCGCTTCAGTTACTTTTCCACACTTTTTACAGAGGTCTAATGCCATGTGCCTACACTCTACCGTTGCCTTCTACAAATCAGCTACAGAAACCCAACAGAGACGAATTTTGACCATTTCCAAACATCTCCGTGAGGCGTTAGTAAGCCGGTTCCCAGGTGTGGATTTTACGCCTTATTTTGCCTTCATTGAATCCCGACCTTCGGTGAAGAAAGGCGAGAAGCACCATATACTTCCCGAGAACGAATTCCCCAACTTTAAGAACGCTGTCGGCAACCTGATTCGAGTATCCACAGGGGACCATCTAATGGCCCACTATTACTTGGCCCTTTGTGCGCCGGACTTCGTCCCATTCCAGATGGTTTTCTATTTCATGGCCAATTTCAGGAAGTACGCTTCCCAGATCAAACTCGAGGAGTTACCTAGTTTTTGCGAAATCTTCGAAAAGGGAAGAGAACGACAAAAAGTCATAGCAGCAGAAGTTGGTAGGCAAAATGTAATTAGTGGTCAGTTCGCCAAAATCCAAACGGTTGAAAACAGTTTGAAAGGAGGCCGTGTCGCTGGTCGTATCGCTGTGGATAGCGGCCAGCTTGCTAAAGCCAGTGTTTTAGGTGGTTTAGCCTCTTTGAAATTAGGTTTGTCTTCGTTAAACCTTAGCCAAATGAAGCCAGAGGATCTCTCCAAGTGGGGTACAAAGGGTAATCATGTCCGTTTTCACGTCAATCGCGGTATTACTAATTCAGAATGTTCGTTGTGCGGAGGTAAAGATCAATAACAAGTAATTGAAAACAATCAAACGGCGGCGCGATTCTACATGGATCGCGCTGTTTGTTTTTAGCTGATTTTGGCCTAAATCTCGTAGGATGATATATGACGAAAACACTTTTTGCTTTACTCATCTCGTTGTGCTTGACTGTGGTTGCCCACGGCCAAGTTTCGGCTATGGATGAACACAAGCTCGATGCTTTCGCCCATGCCATAGCACATGCGGAAGGATTTGGTGTGAGGAACACCATTCCGACGCGATATCACAACCCCGGCGACATTCGTAGCAGACGCGGTGGACGCCATTATGCGGGCCAAGTGGGCCTCAATAGACACGGATATGTGATTTTCAAAAATGATGCGGCGGGTTTTGCCGCGCTGAAGGACCAACTACGGTTGATGGTTTCCGGCCAATCGAAACATTACGGCGCGGATATGACTCTAGAACGTGTGGCACGAATTTATGCCACTGGTTGGAAGCGGTGGGCTAAGAACGTCGCCAAACAGCTCGGGGTGTCCCCTTCTGTGACTTTGGTTGAATATTTCGACATTCCGCCTAGCGTTCAAGTCAGTGACGACGGTCATGCTCTAAGCTCGATTTTAACGTTCACGCCGGTACTTCCGGCTTCTCCAAATGAATTGTCGAAGGAGCAGGAGAAGGCTCTCGACGATGCCACGTTACAGATGTTGTACCAGCAGGACCAGGATAATCTGCAGCGACAGACATTTTGTATCTGATCGAAATCGGGCAGTATTGAGTCAACATGAGAGTTATCCTGCTGCCCGATGAACCCGATAACAACCTTTATGATTATCTTCTGCATGTTGTCCGCTCCCATACTGGAGCGGGCATTGTGCCGGAGGAAGGGTTGTTGGCTTACAATCTCTATGCGCGGATTACCCAAGCCCAAGCGGTAGATTTAGCGAATGCGGAGTGTGCTCAGGAAACTGTTCAACAGCTTGAGCAATTGAAACAACAAGAATCGGAATCCGAAACTCCGCAGTCGGAAAGTGGACAGGTTTAGGAATCAAACTCCGTAGTTTCGGCCTGCCTGCGCCGCAATAACCCTGCTACAACTTGACCTCCTGCATGGTCCCAAAGATCAAATTGGGCCGCCGCGCCCGCGTAATTCCCCGAATTTAGGAGGCGCAGCATTGTGCTGGATTCAAAGTTCCCACTTCCATCGTTGAAGACGAAATCTGTTAGAGCGTCAAACTCTCCTTGCGTGAGAGTTACGGTCACAACTCGATTGACAACCTCGGCTGCCCACAGGATGTCTTCCAGGAGCCAAGCATCGGCTTGGGCTTGGGTGATTACCATTCCAACAGTTACATTAGGCCCAGTGTGACCCCAACCCACGGTTGGAACTCCATGAATGTCTGCGTATCCTACAAGAGCGCAGGATTCGAATTGTTCGGTTAAATGCTCCCCAGTTTGGGAATAAACCATTGGAGGATTTGGCATTGTTTTGTCCTTATGTTGCCACGTCTAAGTAGAAACTGTCCTGGGTAAAATCCAGCGTTACCACCATGGTGGAAGCAGGCCCGTCGTTTTGCAAGATGTTCTCAGCTCCTTCGTCGGGAGTGTAGATCACGGAAATCACGCCGTCAGCATAGGCCAATCCACTCGGAGTGTATCCGATAGTGCTTTCGTTGAAGTTATTTGTTAACGCATAAAGATCAGCCAACAGGAACTGCATCCACAAAGTCAAGTTCGGATAGGTGGATTCGTCCAGGATTGTCAAAGCAACTTTGGACAACAGGACTAGACCGGCAGTCGGGAAGCTCGCTTGGGCGCTTCGGTACGGTCCTGGTGTATCAGCTTCTACAAACCATGAAGCGTATTGAAGACCTGAGATCTCTGAAACTTGCTGCCCGTCTGTGTAAAGGATTCCGTCCCAAGCAAATCCGTTGTGCCCAAGTGATGGATTGTAGAAGGAATCGTCATCTTTAAGCTCTATCAGCGCGGTGGCTACCATGCTCTGATTCAAGTAGTTGTATGGGATAACTGCCATCGTTGGTTTCTCGCCTTCGGAGTCCTATATGAAGGTTTCGAAACCGACTTCCGGAAGTCAGAATAGATGAAGACCTATCCCACAACAGTTTCCCGAACTTTAGACCCCACTGGCAAGTCTCTCGTCACCGTCGTAGGCCAACATGACCAAGAGCTGGCCGATGCAGACATTGACCTTATACAAGATCTCCAAGATTTGAAACGGACGAGTCTCTTGGAGTTCACTACTTCGGGCGGCATTACTTATGCTCCTTTTCAGTTTAACTCATTCACTCCCAACACTTTCTTCATACCGGCCTTCGATGTCCTGTTCAATGGGGAAGTAATCCATGTGGCCGGCAATCTATCGGCTGATCTGAATCTGAACCGTGTGGTACTTCCGCCACCCTCGTTTTGGGCACCAGGCACCCAGGCCGAAGATGCTAGTGTCTACGTCGTGTTCTTGGAGATCTGGTATCAAGCGTTGAATTCTGTCTCTGGTCAGGGTTACTACAAAGATCCTCAGACGGGCTTGCTCTATTTTTATCCTTACGGCGGTGTTAACCCGGATCCCTCCAATGCGGAAACAATCCCGAACGATAATACCGATCCTTTCTTGCCCAACATCACTACGCAGCGTGCACAGATCCAGTGGCGTCTCAGTGTGCAGAATGTTTCACTGAGCTACAATTTTTCATCGTACTTGTTTGGTCTGGATCCCGACACCACGGATACGTCGGCTTTTAGTGTTCCATTAGCTGTGCAGGCCCAAGCAGGCCAAACAGCTCCCATACCGGGTACAGCATATCAATTTGCCAATCTAGGTCCTATCACTGGGGACTCAGCTGTTTGGCGAGCAGGTTTTCCGATTTGGAATGCAGCAACTTCTTATGCGTTAAATGCTATTGTCACCTATGGTGATCAGTTGTACTACAGCACAGCAGCGAACAACGTCGGAAACATTCCAAGTGTTGGTGCTCCCTGGGCTGTTGCCACTATCTATGCTTCTTCTTTGGGCACCATGGATGGCTACAGCTATGCTATGCCAGTGGCAGTTGTTTTCCAGCGTAACTCGGGTCCCTTCAACATTGGTACCAATCCGTTTGGTTCTGCCAATCCGGCTATTACCGGCTCTGGTCTTCTGGCTTCGGGAATCTCGGGGCGCTATGATTCCAAGTTGGCGGACCAGATTTTCGTCGGTGACGTGATTGACACCCGTTCTACGGTCAAACTTGACGGGTGGAATTACGATAAAATCATGCGAGAAGGTTTCGGTGACCTGGCTGTGGGAAATACTCGCTTGGCGATTTCGCGCGGTCTATCCCCTGGCAACAAACCCGAAGCTCTAGGATCGACGCTACCTTACACTGTGGCTGTAGCTCCAAGTCCAGTTTTGGGTACCAACACAATCAGTTCTTGGCTCCCTCTCACTGTGGGTAACACGACGTTGAGTTGTGGATTTACAAATGGTTTTGGTTCAAATGCCCAGACCTTTTCCACAGCTATCTTAGTAACCACGAATCAAAAGGCAGTGGGTCTTATTGGGCAGCCTTGGGTCCAGAACGATTCCTTCACGATTTCGTTGCCGGTGAATGCCGGGGCAACCATCCAGGAAGTAAGTCTGACGGCTCTAGTCACCAATGCCTCGACCGGCCAGATCACTCCCGCTGCATTGCTCCAAGGGCAGGTACAGATCATCGTAGGATCTACATCCGCTTCCGTCACCTTCAATAACGTTCTGACGGGTACAGCCTTTGACCCTGGTGCCAATCCAATATCTGTGGTCGTTGTAGTACAACTTACGGCGGGAACAGCGGTCAACCTAACCCAGATCCCTCTGTCCGTGGACGGCGGCTTGCTCTCTGATTTCATTTCGGGGAAACAACTCCCGGTCTATGGTGTCTCGGATTATGTGGTTGATGCCACGTTGTTGACCACGGAAGTAGCTGAAATGCTAGTGTATAACCCAGCATACTCTAGTGTCGTTTTCGGAACCCAGGTTTGGCTCGCCATAGCTGGCACTGATCCGCGTTTAGCGCAGTCAATAGTTGGTGGTGTGCCATTCACCACGCTGACTCTGAATCGTCTAGCAATAAACGGGATCTCAAATGGGTTGTATGTTCTTCAGGCTTGGGACCAGGCTACGAATGTTTACTATGCTGTTTCCAGTCGCAGAATGAATGGGGCTAACACTTCAGTTACGGTCCAAGGCGCGGTGCCGGCAACCTCGACTCTTATGGTTTCTCTGTTGTTGCAAGACACTTGCCAAGTCGCTTACAACGCACCGGTCAAAGCTATCACCACGATTGAAGAAACCGTCTTAGTGGGCAACTACAGTTCGAATTTCTTGTTCTCCATGGATCCTCGCGTCAGCATCGTCTCAGTGTACTACAACTCGGCGAACAGCACAAACACGATTCTGTTAGCAGCTAACGGGTGCACTCTCCAAGGAGTTTCAGGGGACACCGTTACCCCGATGATTTGGGTTTTAGACAACCTTGGGAATTTGAACGCCAGTCCAATCAGTAGTTTGAACATAGCTGACGGTTTGATGACGGTCCAGGTTGTGGGAAACAACCTCACCACAGCCACGTTTGTGCTCGCGATGGCTATCAATCCAAACCTTGATCCAAATTCTTCTTTCGTTGTGCAAATTGAATATCTGCCCTACCAGGGTGAAGGTGTTCTTTCAAGGAATTACGAATTTGTTCACGCTGAGGATAATGCGCTGGTGACTACCAATGGCACCGGCACAGCACCGGTGGCAGGATTGTCTGATGTGTTTCCTTATAACCGTGAGTTGCCACTCGCGGTGTCTATGCCTTCCCAGTTAAGCTGGAATGATGCGACTCTAACAAACGAAGCGGTATCTAGTTTCTTCGACAGCAACTTCGTTACGATGCGTGTAAATGATGTGGAACACACTTTCCTGGTGCCTTTGCATACTGCTGACTTCATCCCACCGGTTAACAAAGATCTTCGGAAGACCATCCAATTCATATCCACTGGTGGGCGCGGATTCTCCAAGGCCATTCCGCACATCGGTTACGGCATAGGCGGGCTTACTCCTGAAACTGTACTCGGGCAGAACTTGCAAGCTACTGTAGCACCAATTACGTTGTATGTCAACAACGTAACGGGCAATGATGCAAACAATGGGTTGACACAACAGACCGCCACTCTTACGATTGGGGCAGCTCTCGCCTTGTTGCCGCCTGTGCTACGGCATCCTTGCGTGATCACTTTGATTTCTACCGGTGTTGCATTCAGTTTGGCTGCTCTTCCAAGTGCTTTGCAAACAATAGCATTAGGTGATGGGACGATCCGTTCGGCTGAAATGTTTGCCCTTGGAAATCTTTCAAGGGTCATACAATCTGCTGGTCGATTGGTCATTACCAGCCAAGCCGGGGCTACGTCTCCAGTTGTTATTGACGCGACAGGTTTCGCAGGTTTTGGAAGCGGCCCGACTTCGGCCTTCTACCTAGACACGACCCGAGTGATCTTCAACAACATTCAGTTCCAAGGATTTACGAATCCGACCATAACGGCTTACAACTCCGATGTGGATTTCGTAAACTGCGTTTGGGTTAACAACGTACAAGCAGGCGCGTATGTGGGCTGTGATTCGGTCATCCTTGATGGTGGTTCGACTACTCTTCCGACAAGCGGTGTTGGTCATGTCTGTGTACAATCTAATCTGACTTCGTATGGGCATGCATTAGCTGTCGTAGCGGTGGCAACAACTACTGGGCCATTTTACGCAGGTTCCCAGAACTCGACACTGAATTTACAAAACCACGCTGTCGGAGGCGTCAGTGAAACCAACATTACTGTCACCACGCTCGTTGCAGAGGTCTCGTTAAACTCTAGCATTTCGGTGACACAAGACTTTCAGACGGAGGGCACAGCGAATCTGACAGCGAATTCCGTATTAGCTCGAACGGTTCTTGTAGATCCGTTCTTGGGTGGTGTCACAGAAGACAGTACCTCTAACACGGTGGCTCAGCTAGGATAAACATGCCTGATCAACTACAGTCCGCTCCCGCAGTAGCGGTTATTGACCAAAACAACGTTCTTACTCTCAACTGGCTTCCATATCCGTATGCCGCTGGTGAGTCGCCATCCGATGTTCCGTTTGATGATTACACAGGCTGGGAAATAGTAGCCCAGACTGGTGCTTTGTCGGGAGGTGTCTTTACTCCTTCAGGACTTCCGCAAACCTTTCTGAAATCGGTGGCATTGAATCCAGGCGAGACACCCACCAGCCGCATATTCACTACAATTTTGTCAGCCGTTGATTACGGCCTGACGATGCAAGCTGAAGGCGTCTCGGGAGTCAATCCTAGTCCGTTTTGGGAAATTAACGGAACCCAAGCGCCATACGGATTTATCTTTCCCGCTGCCATAGTTTCTTCTTATGTCACTTTCAGCAATACGACGCTGCTTCTGAACCAGCAATTGACTGTGACTTTGGGCCCAGGATATACTGAAGCAGACCAATGGCAGATTTTGTGGCCGGATGGTACTTCCACGGGCTGGATACCCCTGTCAGCCTCAGTTGTTACGAAGTCGTTTACGAATCCTGGGGCACAAGTTGTATCCATCCAAGCGCGGCGCAATTACACAGGCAGTGCGTACAATCCACCGGTGTCATTGATTCGCCAGTTGGCCGTGCAGATTTTTGTGATGGATCAGGAAGCCACCACAGTTTCCTCCTCTTCTGTTGGCTTGACAACCACGTTGGGTTTCGCTGGCACTTCCGGATTCGAGATTGTAAATGCGATTACCAGCACACCAACTCCGCAGCCTTGGGAAGTGATTGCTCGTGCTTTGGTTCGCGACACCATCACCAATGAATTGAAGATGTTGCTTGCTACTTCGCGATTCACCAGCGCCAGCTCTTTGTTGGGCACTATGGCTCTTGATGTATTTCCGATTGAAGGCCGCCCCAAGACTTTAGAGCTTCTTACGCCGGTGGAACAGGAGATTACCGGTCCCAACACCGAGACTGTGCCGGTGAAAATCCAGACAACTTCTCTTCCCAACATCATCGTAGGAAAATCTATAACCGATGCCTTGGGAACAACGTTGGCGATGTCGGTGCAGCCGAATACGGGCATCGCGCCTTATATCTGGGCGGCTTCAGGCCTCCCGAATGGCGTGTTTATGACCAGCAATGGGATCATAAACGGTACGCCGCTGGAGATGGGAGAGTTCGAGATTGAGTTTTCGGTGCAGGATTCCAGCACGCCGTTCTCCATTGACGAAGTCGCTCTTCCGATCTTGATTGAAACTGACATGGAGGTCATAATCCAAGGTCAGCCCGCGACGAACACCGATCTGGGCACGGCAATAGTGGGAACTCCCTTCAGCTTGCAGATGGCCGTGGGGAATATCGTTAGCAGCAGCACATTACCTGGTGGCCTCGCGCCATACACTTGGAGCACTCCGGCAGGAGCATTGCCTGAAGGTCTTACTATCAACCCGACTACTGGTTTGATCGCGGGTGTGCCGTGTACATACAATTCTACTTTGGACTTCGTAACACCGTTCAATGTGGTCATCCAGGTCACGGATGCCATTGGTGCGAAAGCCTCCAATACGTTTACCATGACGTTGCAACCGGCTGCCCTTCAGTTTGGCCCGGTGAATCAACCCGAGATTTTTGCCTCTCAGACATTTAAACTCGTTGTGCCAGTTTTTGGCGGTCAGTCGCCGTATACACTACAAGTGCACACCGATGATGGCGCTTCATCCCCAGCAGCTACGTACAGTCTGGTTGATGGCCAAGTGGAAATTGTTCTAAACATTCCAATTGCCAGCTCAGGTGTCCACTATTTCACTCTCACGGTCGCGGATGTCAACTATCCGAGTAGCTTGCCGGTCACCCAACAGTTCAGTTATCGGGCCGATGTCCAAATTTGTTCTCTGGAGTTTGTCTCCGGATTCATTCACAAATCAACTGGCGATCCCGGCGCGTGGACTTACAGCGATTCTAGCTCTAGTGATGTAATAGATTTGACAGGTAATTTAGGGAATTTTGTATTGCTACCATTTAACCCCTCAACCAACCCTACCGTTGATCCGGTGACGAATGGCCTCACGGTTGTTTTGAACCCGGCTGTTTCCCCGGCTACTCTAGTGGTAAACGGTCCTCCGACGACTTTTCGCAATTCAGAATTACGAGTACCTCTCGGTCTCACATACAATTTGGTGATTGGTGCAGTGACTAGTGGACCTTTTACTGCTAGTGAGAAAGTTGTGCAAACGACATCAGGAGCTTCTGCGTACTTGGTCTCCACTGCACCGGCAGGCCAACCCCCGGTTAACAACCCTCCTATCGGCACCACTTTGTCCATCGGTCCGATTACGGGCATCCCTGACGCAACCGACATTTGGACTGGTCAGACGAGTAGCGCAGTCTTTACTCCGACAACTGCCCCAGTGATTTTTACACCAGCACCCGCTACCGTTTCACGTCCATACACTCTTATCGCGCATAATGACAGTTCGAACCCAGGCGCGGATTTTGGTTTGATGACTGCATATGTGCATCCCTACATTACCGGAGATGCTGTGGGCTTGAACCCTCGGAAACCCTATTACAACTCTCCGGATGTGTTTCCTGACGTCATTGCACCTTGGACCGCATCGGTTCAAGTGGGTTCAGTTCTGCCCCCCGGACTTTCCTTAGATGCTAACACCGGCCTTATTTATGGCACTGTGGCAGGAACTTTCAGTGGGACAAGCATCGTAGAATATTCCGACAACTCAGGCATATTGCACGGCGTCGTCACTATCAATTGGGCTATTTTGTCCAGTGATTTTACGATGAACTCGTCCTTCTCCGATGGCAAGTTGGGCACAGCGTACACCACAGGCTCCCCATTAGGGACTATCGGTCCCGCGTTCAGCACTCTTTCATCGGTATCCTTGGTGGACTCAACGGACTTCCCTCTTCCGAGTGGCTTGTCCGTCACGTTGGACGTGTCCAACTTAAATGTTCTCGTTGTTGGAACCCCTGTTGAGGCCGGTTATTTTGATGTTTGGTTCCAGATTACCGCTATCAGTGGTCAAGTGTGTTACGTTTACAAGAGAATCGTGGTGGATTATCCAATTGCGTTGACGATCACAACTCCTTCAACTTTGCCGAACGCGATCGTAGCTGTTCCTTATATCCCAGCGAATGGTGGGGCGACAATGCAAGCGGTGGGTGGTACAGGAGGCCCATACACTTGGTCACTGTTCTCCGGTTCTTTGCCCGGTGGCATTGTGTTAAACAATGCCGAAGGCCCAGGAACGTTTTCTGGTTTTGCTTCGTCTGCAACCGTGTCACCGGCTGTTGTTGTGATTCAAGTAACCGATGGGATCAGTACGGTCCAAGGTACCTTCTATCTTTCTGTGCAAGTGCCTGGTTTGGTGGTTTCACCGTTGACGCCGATGGTGGTTACTTCTGGACGTCCGTTTAGTGCAATTCTTACAGCATCGGGAGATCCTCTCAATACTCCGTACACTTGGTCTATCTCCCCACTTTCTTCATACCAGTTGCCCACGGGGCTGACGTTAGCTGCGAATGTCAATCCTCTCACGGCTACGGTTTCCGGAACGACATCGGCTACGGGGTTTAATGAAACCATCATATTCCGCGTCACGGATAGCATAGGAGCTTACTACGATGCTTCGATTGTTGTTCAAGTGATAGCAGGATTGGTGCTGCACGCTGGCCCTGATTACGCAGACAGCCTCAGTTTAGGAATCTTGGGTTATGTGGACCAAGGAAATACCGATTCTATTGTGACCTTCAACAACCAACCGTTCCGCGTGATAGCTACGGGCGTGATTAGCACTACTCCAGCGACCATATCGATCACGACGAGCAATCCAAATATCACTGCGGATGTTGACATTTTGGATACGGTCCACGGCATAGCGTATATCCATCTGCACGGGCCTTTTAGTTCAGGGGCATCGGGTTCCAATCCCCTCACAGTGACGGTAGTGGATTCTGGTGTAGGAGTTACTCAAACCTTCACATGGTGGGTGTACAATGATGGCGTGTTCCGCATCGCACCTTCAACGGGTTCTCTCCCACTACAGGAAGTGTCATAATGCCCATTGAAACCGTAAATGTTGTCGTAACCGGCGCGAACCCAAGAACCATATCGGTTAACGTCAATGTGGGTCTCGTTTCTGGATCTGGAACTGCCTCGGTTTCGTACCAAGGAGCTACAGGTGGAGAAGACACGGCTGTTGCTAGTGGTTCGTTGGCCAGCAGCCCTTACACGTCAAACGATGCTTACGTCGCATGGCAGGTAGCTAACGGTCCCATTGCGGTAGACAATCCGGCCACCATCAAGGTTTATTCGACCACGCCAGGAACGCTCGGATGGCCCTATGGGTCTTCACCTACTATCACAGGCAGCCTTTCAAGTTCCAATTCTAGTAACTCTCTGGTATTAAACCAAGTTGACGCCAACCACCCGATAAGCGGCATAGGTTCATCCAACAAAGCGAATCCGATGACAGCGATTCAGCAGACTTCAACGGGTGCATTCGCTAGCAATTTATTTCTCACTGGAACTACCAGCAGTTTCCTTTTAGACATTACAGGTGATCTTGTTGTTTCGGTGCCTGGAATTTACACACTGTATTTCAACTACGCCAATGCAGGCTATTGGGCTGTGTATTTTTCCAACAAAGCCACGATCATAAGTGCTACGAATTTGACTGGTGGCGCTACGGCTTTCCCCTCGGTTGGCCCCGCAACTGGATTCCCACTGGCAGCTCAACAGGCCCAGACCGGTTCCACGTTGGGACCTCCTAACTTTGTGGCAAACTCGGGAGGAGCACTCCCGACGCCCGCTTACGTCTACATCAATTTTCCAACGGCAGGCGTTTATCCGTTTGAATTTGTTTACAATCAGAGTGTGGCCATCACGGCTGGGTCGGGTGCGAACGGGTATTTCCAACTTACATATCTTTCAGGTGAAACCACTCAAACTCCAAGTGGAACGCTTGAGCTTGATGCTCCAACGGCGCTGCCCGTTACGCCTGTAACTCCGCCTGCTCCCACTCTTCCGAGTGGCAACCTGCAGTTGTCGATAACTAATGGCAGCACCCAAGTTGTGGGTGGCTTGATCCAACTGAGCATTGGGGTCACAGGTATCGTTTATTCCACGCAAGCCTACATTCCTATCCTTGAAGGGACTGCTGGAAAACTGTATGTCTACAGTGATCCTGCGGCGAGTGTGTACAACTTCCAAATAGGTGCTACGGGCGCTTTAGAATTTAACGGACACCCAGTAGCTCCAACCGCTGCTTTAGGCACCGTGTTTGAAGTCGCAGGCAGCAATAGCAGCTGGCAGGGTCGTGTAGCTTTAGCCTACGATCCAACGCCAACAGAGGGACAAACCATCAACGGAGCGACGGGAGCTTTCGAAGTCCAGTACAATGGTTCCACATTTGATTCTCACGTTGACGCTTCCATTCTCACGTTCCAAGCCGCCGACATCGCTTGGTATGACTCGGCAGACAACTCTTTTGACCTGTTTACTCCGACCTTGAGTAGCGGGGGGACTATCAATCAAATTAACCTGAATTACATGGTGAATCCTACGGTTGACGCAGTAGCACCGTATGTGTCAGTGTCTCCAACATCTGTTATTGCAAACGGGAACTCTTACATCATCACCATCACTTTGCCAAAACCGATGTCCCCTGAACAACAAGGAGCATTGGGCACCGGAAACGTTGTTGAATCCCCCACCATCACTTGCACCAGTGCGTCGGTGGGCACAATTACGCCGGTTCTAGATGGTTCCGGTTGGTTAACTGGGTGGACCGTATCTATCACTCCGGTAATATCTTCTTCAAACATCAGTGCTTCGTTAGGGTTCACTCTTGTTGGGACTCTCACGTATCTTTCGGGGGACTCTTTCATAACCGGATCTGTGACTTATGTTCCAACCCAAGCGATTCCTCTGACGTTTATTGGGGAAGGCTATACAGCCCCAACGATTGCGTCCTTCGCGGTATCCGGGCAATCGGGAACCGCTCCAAATTATTCTATGTCGCATGCGGCAACTTTGACAATGACTGCCACGGTCACAAGTTCCCTCAACGACAACATGACGTGTGCTTTCTATCGTAAGGCAAACACCGGGACCCCTGTCAACTTAGGAAATGGAACGCTCATGAACAGCTACACCAGTGGAGGTCTATATTACAAAGTATTTCAACTCTCTAGCAGTGGTTGGACCGCTGGTGTTACGTATAGCTTAGGAGCGCAAGCTACTGACACAGTTAGCAGTTTACAGAGCAGTCTGTACTATGATTCCAGCACCTTTGCTGCAACCTAAAGGAGATGTGAGTGAACTCATTTTCCGGTTACACATACGCGGTGCCTGGGCCTCCTTTCAATTTCCTGGGTAATTTTGCGGAAACGCAAAGGAACAATTTCTTTGCCTGGGTGAACGCCCGAACTGGAAATTTTTCTGCTATCAAATTGCACCACCAAATGCGAGCGGAACAGCTGCGCAAAACTGCTGGCATTCTTGAGACTTTTTATTCCACGGTCAACGATCAAAAATTGACCCCCACATTCCAGAAGCCTTCGTGGCAACCCGGTCCTAACGGGCACTTCACTTATGCTCATTGGGAAGATCAATTGCCCATGACAGCTGTAGCTGATATCAAGGCGCTAATGAAGCCTCAATTTCAGCGAGATGAAGAAGGCGTATTTTTCATGAATCTCATGAGAAATCTTATTGAGAAGCATGAGGATAGTGCCCAATACGCGACCGATGCTATGGCTCCGGCCACGGCGGTGGGAGCAACTGGTGCGACAATTTCAACCAGCGCGGCGGGCGCAACCGGTCCGAACTCGCTGAGCATAGCGGCCTTACTCGCCAACATCACTACCTATTTCGGACAAACACAGTATCTGGGCGCTCTAGTGAAGGACCAAACTGATCAGTACAAGGGTCAGCCGCGCTATCGTGTGCATCAACTTGATCCACCTACCATCTGGGAGCTGGAACAAGTCAACCATTCGCCAGCCGGATCCCCGATTATGATCAAGCAGGTTGATCCTGTACAGGACCCGATTCCATAATGTCTTACGATTTCGACACAACGGCAGAACCTTGCGACCACGAGCAGGCATTAGAGAGGTACATAGTCAGTCCGACGGATTTTCGCACTTTACTACTAGCTTCTAATCCAGCCATCCGTATGCGTGCCCCGATCAATGGACAAAGCCTAGTTCAAATGTTCATCAGCGGGCAGTATGTAGCCCAGGACGATCCGGTTTTTGGGTACACGTTTGTGGCGGACGACAATCCGAATCTCGTTGGTTTCACTGGATACGTCTTTTTCAAAATGGTTTTTAATCATCCGGTTCGTTTCATTACGCCTTTGATCGAAGTAACTTATCTCACCACCGTGGCGTATTGCTTAAAATGTAGCGGTACAAGTCAATTGGATGATTTCAAACGCGCCAGCTCCGGGGCTTTTCTTATCATCGTTGACACCCGCAAATTAGTGCAGAGAAGCCTCAAGTACATTTTGACTTCCCGTTGCCCATTCTATCCCTTGCTGGCTTGTCCACTCAGGACATACATCGGGAAGAAAATCGCGCAGGCTTCGGTTGCCGATGTTTCAAATGCGGTGATGACGGCTTTGGCTAATTTCAAAAAAGTTCAAAGCGCCCAGGCCACTGTGCAAACGCTAACCCCACTAGAGACTCTCAAGGACATCACTAATGTTTCAGCATTACCAGTGAAGGGTGATCCCACTGCGGTATCAGTTTTGGCACAGGTGTCTTCGTACGGTACGACAGCGACTGTACCAATTGGATTTACAATAAACAGTAACACGCTTACAGCAGGGCAATAGCATGAGTTGGTCTCCAGAAATTCGTAAAGATAGAGCCGTCAAAGCAGTTCAAGCTCGATGGGGGAATGCATAATGTCCCCTGTTCTCACCACCCTCAAACCGCTCATTGTCACCTCCCCGGCGATTATTGGGCAATCCCTGTCCATCGACACCCAAGTTTTACCTCTTAGCATCCAAGCCGACACTTACGCTATCCCTTGGGTCGAGAACACGGAATTCTTCCCCGGTGACCAGATAGTAGATTCGAATGGGAATGTGCAGACGGCTACTGTTGATGGCGTCACTGGCTTAACGTCTCCCACTTGGTCAAGTGGGCAAGGAAATTTCACAACGGATGGTGCTCAAGTTTGGGTTCTCATTGGTGTTCCGGATACCACCCGCATCGAAGTCCTTATCTATGATGAAACTTTCACGTTCCTGAATTACACCCTGGGTTCCCAGACGACTCCTTTCCTGGAATCTTGGACCACTTTCACAGGTGATATCAATGTGGATCCAACGATTCCTCAGACGCTTTTGCAGATTCGGGGTAGAAATTACGATCCTTCCCCCGGCGCGGTGTGGCAAGCCAACATCAACTATACAGTTGGCGCACAGATCATAGACAGCAACGGTAACGTGGAGACGGTTATCATAGCTGGAATTTCAGGGGCCGCTGTTCCTGTTTGGCCTCTTGGGATCGGAGTCCAGACGACGGATGGAGGAGCAACCGGCGCGGTTTGGATTATGACCGGTCTGCCGGCTCTAACCACTACCGTCCAAACCAATCTGATTTATTTCCAGTCAAGCGATGCAGTCCAGATTGGACCCCCTTCCGGTGTCACTGCCTACAAAGGGGCCACGTCTTGCCAACTTGAGTGGGCACAACCAATGTTCCCTGGCACGCTAGGTGTTCAGGTGATGCTTTCCACTGATCCTACTGGCGTCAATGTCCCTTTTACACAGTTCGGGGATCTTGTTTACAATGTAACGCGAACAGCCAACGTAATTATTTCGGAATCGAATCAATCTAGTACAGTTCCAAATGTCGAGACTCAGGATATCACCAATGTAGTGATAAATTCTCCAACATTAGCTACTTTGACCGTGGAAACTGGAACCGCTTTCCAGACCAACCAGCCAATCACTATTGCGAGTTTGACCGCAGCGCAAAACCTCCAGTTGAACGGCACTTGGACAGTTTACGGGGCGACTCTCAGTACAGTTATAATCCAGGGTTCAGGTTGGACCGCGCACGGAGCGGTTGCTGATACTGGTACCGCGACTCAAACTCTTACCACCAGCACTACAACTTTGACGACAACCCAGGAAACTCAAGAAGTTTCTTTCAGCTCGGTTGTGATAACTCCCGGTGACGTTCAGAATGCCACGATATTCTACGCGATGTTGTCAGTGGTTGTCCAAGATCCTAACACAAACGTTGTGTTCCAGTCACAACAAAATGGTCCCATAACTTGTGGCTTTGTGAATCTGCAAGTCGTTAGTCCGACGGATTTCTTAGCCTTGCAACGCAAGGAAGATATCGCGGGTCGCCTTATTACATACATCACCAACCTTTATCCCGATTTGGACTTGTCCCCGCGTTCGGAATTGCGAGATTTGATCATAGATCCAATCGCTTTAGAGCTAGCCAATATGTCGGTTCGTGAATGGTTTAGTCGGTGCGCCACTAGCATCTCGGCTATGAGCCAACTAGATGACACGACTGGCGATGGTTTTAGTGACCCATTCAGCCAATCACCGACCAAACAACAATTGGCCCGCGCTTATGGTTTAAGCGCCTCGGACACACAATCCCTCGTCGATACCCAGTTTGATATCCTGGGTGAACAAGCGGGTGTCACGCGGGGTACAGCGACGCCGGCAGTCGTAGAGTTGACGTTGTTCACGTACATAGAGCCAACATTGGCTGTTACTTTCCCACTGGGTGTTCAAGTAAGCACTGTGATGGATGCTAATACACCCGCGTTGACATTCGTCACAACGACTTCTGCTACTGTCACTCCGCAATCGGCGAACTCTTATTACGATCCAGAATATGGCTGGTGGGCTATCTCTGTTCCAGCCCAGTGCACAACTACGGGCAGCGTGGGCAACGTGGGTGCGGGCACGATTCGTGTTATCACGTCGGGAGCACCGAATGGTTGGAGTGTCACTAACTTGGAAGGTGCAGATTATGGTTTTGACGTCCAGATCAACTCAGCATTTGCGGCACAGATACAAGACCGTCAGGTTACAGGTGTGGATTCCGGCACACGCAATGGATATTTAACCACGGCGCGTAAGACACCGGGTGTTATAAGGGCTTTGGTTGTTGCTGCCGGCGACTTAGAGATGGTTCGTGATTGGGACTCGGTTCGCCAGAAGCATGACTATGGCTGCGTGGACATTTATGTGCAGGGCACTAGCTTTTCTGAACAGGATGAGGACATCGCTTTCTCCTACGAAAATTCGAGTATTTACGGGAATTTTTCCACCTATCTAGGTGTGTCAATCCTCAACAGCGCGTTGTTGACGTTTGCTATCTCGAACTTCTCCTTGCTGCCTTATGGTGTGGAAGCGATACAAGAATTCCTGGCTCAAAACAATTCCGGCCAAACGTTCTATTTCGGCACAAAGAACGCTCAGTTCAACAACGCGCTGGGGATTTTCAGCCTAGACCCCAACGAGATGGCATACCAATATTCTGGCGATGAAATTTCGCAGGCAGTGGTGCCAGTAATTTTAAACAACGTTCCAGCCAACAACAAAGCGGTGTTGCACGCTTTGACCAGTGGGGTGGCCACTTACACTTTCTATCTCAACGTGCGCATGCAGTCTCCATTGGAAGTTGTCCCGTCCTTCCAACCTGTTCTGGAAGCGATCTCCGCTATTGGTGACGGGCAAACCGGCGCGGTGTCTAGTGATCTATTAGAGCTGATTCACACTTCGGATTTCTTGTTGCAAGGGGGATCTAACGACGCTGGGGATGAGGTTCTGGTTTACTCTACAAACAGTTCCCCTGTCTCTACTTCAGTCACCTTGGCCAATAATCCTGAGTTCATAGACACTGCTATGGATATCCCGGTGAATAGCAATGGGCAACCAGGTAATGTTCTTTCAGTTCTCAGTGCCGATCTTTCCATCGCCTACGTTTATGGCACGGATTACACTATCGTTCCAGCCGTGGCTCCAAATCCTGCATGGGGCGGGCGTTACCGCTCATATGCGCTGAAGGCTCTAACGGAAACCTTCGATCTTACTAATGTGCAAACCGATCCTACAGGCACCATCCTTACGATCAAGGCTGCTAACAATCTAGATCCGGGTGCAGATGTCACTTTCAACAACGTGGCTGTGGCGACTTGGTTGAACGTTCTACCGGCAGTTACCGTAGCGACGGCGACTCCCACCCAGTTCACGGCCACGATTACTGGTGGCCCATTAAGCTATGATGTTCCGGATACAGGGAATGTCGTGGCTCAAAATATTGCGCCGGGTGACACCGTTGTGGTTTCATACAACAAGTTCTCCTTGTATGAACAATTGACTTACGTAGCAGGTGAACCCCAGACTCTAACGGGTACATCCCCCACCACACTCAACCACGAGGGCTTTATCCAGAACACCTGGTTGCCTGAGAGTTATGCCAACACAACGTTGAGTTATGATGGCGCGGTGTACAATGCTGACGGCAGTATGAATCTGCCAGCGGCTATCGCAGCTGGTTCGGTGTACGCGGGTGCTCCTCCACTTCTGTTAGGATTTACGACGTTGGTTGCTGCACAAGTTTCCCATGGCAACCGTTATATCAAAGTGACTTTCTTCGATGGAACAGCCAACCTTGTTATGCTAGAAGGAGTCGACTATACATTAACTGTAGATCCAGTCTCGGGTGCCGCTACGCTGGCGAGAATCCTAACCGGCCACATTCCAGACGGTGGTACGGTTCTCGTTAGTTACTTCTACAACGAAGTCTTTACGATGGCAACGGAGTACCCGGCCTTCGTAGAACAATTGGCTACAACAATTGCGGCTACGCAGCACGCGGCAGCCGATGTGCTTATCAAAGCCATGGTGGAGAATGGCGTTGATGTTTCCGCGACTATCACGTTGGCTTCAAACGCTACCGCCAGTGTTGTGGATCCTCAAGTTCGAACCATCATTGGCATCGTTATGGCTAATTCGGTGGGAACGCTACAACAGTCTACAATGATACAACAGATTCTGAATCTCACGGGGGTTTCCAACGTAGCAATACCGTTTACGAAGTTTGCTAAGACCGACGGGGCTTACGACATCGATATCATCATCCCCACGGGTACGGATTGGTTGCAATTGAAGCAGGATCCAGCGTTCGCCGGCATCTCGCTTCCAACCAATTCGTTCATAACGGAGTTCCCGGTGCTGCCCGATGCCACTATTCCTTCAGGTGGCCAACCGAATGCCTTCGTGGGAATGTTGTATGAAGGGCAGCCGTATCAGCGTTGCCTTTCTGTTCAGGCCTTTCTGGCGTCTACAGTACCTTCGTTTTACATCATTGGCACTAACGATCAAATCAACAGTTCTACGCCGCTGCCCAACTCGTATGCACAACGCGTGATGTTGATAGAAGCGCCAGCGATAACACAGCCGACGACTCGAGCCTACCGAGTGACGTATCAGGTGTATGGCGAGGGTGGCTATAAAGATATCACGATCAGCAGCACGGAATACTTGGTGCCGGCAAAGGTCGTCTTGAACTATCTATCAGCTCCGGCCACCACCACTTTGGGAGGCTAACCATGCTTACCATCTTTTGCAAAGACCATCCAAACTATCTGGCGATTAGAAGGAAGCCGCACGAGGATTGTGAGGCATGTGCGCTGCTCTACATTCTACGGCATCAGTGGGAGCGAGATGCAGAAAAGAAGTTAGGCGGACTGAATCCTTACCAGTTCATTAATGCTGACAAGGGCGCAGAAGATCTTCGTGTCAAGGAGGCAGCTGACCTTGGCTAACCCTGACCTCCTTTACCTCAGATCTCGCGAACAACTTCTTATATACGAAGATTCACGTTTCTATTCCCTCATCCACGCGATGGCAAATTTCTACACCACGCGGAATGACAACTCAATCTTTGGGAATATTCTTCGCGCTGTTGCCCGAGAACTAGCCAAACTCGAATACGACTATGCTTACGATCTAGTCGGTAAGCAACCACAATTTCTAACCCCTCCCGATATCAAACGTCGGTGGGCTAATTCATTATTCGTCAGCAGTGATTTTCCCACGACGACTCCAGTTCAATACGACGTGCAATATCGGGCCATGCTGGTCGCCTTGTTACAAGCGTACAAACAAGGTGCGCGGTTGTCCGCAATCGAAGAAGTCATTACAGCTTACACTGGGCTGGACATAATCGTTGTAGAATTGTATAAACTGATAGGCAACGGGATTTATGATATCTCTGACGTGAACACTCTTCAGGTTTCCATTCCTGTAGGTGGTTCCAATCCGTTAGAGGATATCCAGAACCTTTTACAGCTCGAGCCTATCACCAAAGATTTGTACGGCGCGATTGATTTGGCGAAGCCCGCGCACGTGGGCGTGAACTTTGCGATAGTTTTCGGCACCGGTGAAGACATCGACGCTTACGTGACTGACATTTCGGAATCGGTGACCTTTGGAATTAGAGATGAACTTATCATCACCTATCAAATCGTTGAGCCAGAGCCGTTTAGAGGTCCGATGCTCATTCAGGCTCCCATTTTGAACCCGGCTAATCCACAGACGACGATTGCCGCTTGGGGTCGCACGTTCCCACAGGTGCTTACTACGACGGAATGGGCGAACCTTACCGCGATCAATCCCCTCACAAACATGGAAGAAGTGTTTGCCATCGAGCCGCCATTGCTGGCCTGGCAACCGAATACTAGCTACACGCTAGGACAGCAGATCATCGATAGCAACTACAACATCCAGACCGTTACCACGGCTGGCGTTTCGAAGACTGGTTTACCCCCGACTTGGACACAGGCATTTGAAGGTACCACGTTGGATCACACAGTCACTTGGACGTTGACCGCACCAACCGCCAAGGCCGCGTACAATGCGCCGCCAGACAGCTCGGAAGGTAACTATCTCTTGAGTCAGGCTGCTCTGAACTGGATTATTCTCCTAAACCCGGATGGCTCGCCAACCGGCTACCTGGCAAATTACGATCCGCTGCACCCAGCCGGTCTGCTTGCGCCGCGTCTGGATCAAGCGTGGGAGATTGGTCGCGGGGACGCGAACTACATCTTTGAACTTACGTAACCGATGGGTGAATGTAAAATACCCATATGGTTTCTTCTTCAGGCAAGTTTCTCAACAGAGCTCTACCGCTCCTCTCCCCAAATCAGCTATCTCCTACATAGTAGAATGAAACAGGCATACATCAGCCCTCCTGCCGGATTACTCGACGTGACTATCATCCGGGACAACGACCCTCGCGTTGTTATTACACTCGATCTAGGAATCCCCAATTTTACTGTGTTTTCTCTGAAAATGCCCGTGCTCGAACAACCAGGTTCCATGACGGAACTACTGTCCGAAGCTCTTTCAGCGTTGCTGGACGAGATGTCGTGTTTCATGCTTAGTCTGGCGTTTGACGAGAAGGTTATTGTCGCCATCTATGCGATGGTTCTGGCCACTTTCAAAGAGATGACACCCGATTCAAAGACGGATGCCAGCCAATCTCAAGTGGGTAGGGATGACACCGTTGTGACTTACGAAGGCAGCTTCCAACTTCCACAGCCTTTCGTCGATGAAACACACCGGAAAGTTGTCACGGGTTCTCGGGTTCTGAAGCGCGTTCCAAAAGTACGCCGGGTTGAGCTTACGGTTGAAAAACCCCAAAAGGTGCAAAAAGAAGATCTCGGAAGAGTTATTCGGCAGTACCGCAATCGCTCGTTGAAGACTCAACCTAGAAATCTATTCATGGTTGTTTACGACCAACAAGGCCGTCCTGCTGGCACTGTTCCAATGGGGGCTAAATTCAGAAACAATCTCTTGAAGCTGAGAAGTTCACAGCAAGCATCAACACCACAATTTACCGACCCCGCTACGTTTGAACGTCTCAATGAACTGCTTTACAAGAACGTCGTGGGTATTCCAAAGAGCATATCCGTAGAAGAAAATGAATTCCTTCCGGAAGCCTTCTGCGGTGATGACATGGCACTGTACGCGGATCGCACACATCGTTATCTGGTGAAATTTCCCGACGGGCGTGTTGTAAAATTTCACAACCGGCCTAGTGTTCGGGCATTGCGAAATCGGAACTACCCGGTGCCCTCGGAATATTGGCGATGGAATTTGATCAAGAAAGATGAGGTTCCAGATCCGGCAGATGAAATCAGTTTTTCGGAAGTGGAAGAAAACCCTGAGCTCGAAGAAAATACGAACGAGAAAACTTCGGCTAAACTATGTAGCCAGTGTCACATAAGAGCCGAATGGCGCGATGGACTTTGTCACAAGTGCCTAGAGAAACAGAAAACCGGTGTCGCCGATGCAGGCGGTGGTTGGAAGAAAGACACCCAGACCGAAATCGCTTTGGAAACGGGTGAGAAGTCCAGTATTGACTCCATATGATTACGCAGATAGAACTTGAAGAAGGTGCGGTGGACGGCATTCGTCCTTGCTATTGGGTTTCTCACACACGGGAAGAGCATTTGATTCCGGGCAAACAGATCATTTTGTCCGAAATCGGTGTAGCGACACCAGTTACAGTGAGACGAACTTTCGTTTCTCTAGCAGATGGTCACGCGCTGCCGGAAAAGGCAAGATACGGGCAGCTGCTTGAGATTTTGAATTAGAGGAAGGTTTGCAATGGAAAAACCGTTTTACACCGATTCGTTTAACCCGGAAATCATATTGCTAAAAAAGCGCCCGATCGTTGAACGCGCACTTCCAACAGTTACAGGCCACATTCGCGTTTTCCGCCAGGATGATCCTTCCGTAATACTTTACGAAGAAAAGAACATCATCGTCAACACAGTTAAGTGGTTGTTCGCTAGACTTATGGCGGAGTCAGCCGGTGCTCTTTCTAATCCGTCAGTCACTAGTGGAGTTTTCAACGAACCACAGTTTGGCGTTTGGGGATTGGCACTAGGATCAGGCGATCCTAGCTGGCCACCGGAGACCCAGCCTGTTGAAACTTCTACCCAGACCGCGCTCATCACCGAAATTAAGCGCAAGCAGTGTTCTTCGATCCAGTACGTTGACACTAACAATAACCCGGTCGTTGGCTTGTCTCTCCAGGTGGATTTCCAAACAGTGGTCAACCAAACGTTGGATCAAATCAACGTCCCAATCCGTGAGATGGGTTTGATCGGTGGCGGTACGCAGACCAGTTCCCCGGCCCCGCCGCCTTTTGTCGATACGCCAGTCACGGATATGTCGAGTCCCAACACGCCTTACTTCAATCCTGAGGAGCCGACATTGAATAGTGTAATCCTGATAAATTACAAGACCCTTCCTCCGCTACCGCTACCAGCGGGGATCAACCTGATCTTCAGTTGGGTGCTGAGCTTCTAATGGCAATCGTAGCCCAAGACGCAGTTCGCTGTTTGATGCCGGGGGATTACATCGTTTGTGGGTCTAGTGGGCGCGGGTGATCCGCCGAAGGGAGAGAGGCTGTGAGCAAAGACACGCGAGAATGTCGTTGTAAAGTCGAACACATTCTACTGTATGGAATCACGTCCTATGACTATGTAACTCAGCGTTTCTCTCTGCATGCTGTCGATAGAACAAAAGCTCGTGCGCTTGCCCACCAGATGATGATTAAAGACGAATTCAGGTTGAAAGAACATCGGGCGCAGGTCAGGATTGAGGAATTTGAATCAGATCACGCATTCGCAAGTTCGATGATTATGGCGTGAGGAGGGTGATCCGCCGAAGGGAGCGACACGATGAAAAAGCACGACGCAGTTGACCGTTTGATTGAGAAAATCCGCGAATCAATGTTTCACGCCTACAAGAACGCTGGGTACGGTGATGCCGAAGCCCGAGCCGACAGCTACGCGGGCGGGGTGAGGTTCGCGGCCTACAACCAGGTTCACAAGCTGCGGTATCCGAGCAATGCGGTCGAAGTGACGGGGAACTGTCGGTAAATTACGAAATGGGTGAGGGGGACAATTAGATGTTCCGTGTTCTTACACCTTCCGGAGTGATCGCAGATGGCGCTTGGCGAACGCGGGAAGAGATTCCAGCGCGTATTCCAGACCGATTCTATCACTACTTCGACACTTCCGAGGAAGAGATCATCGAAGTCCCTGACGATCCAGCGGTCCTGGAAGCGACGGATCTTTCAATTCCTCCCGGCCTACGCTAAACTTCCTCGCCCTAAGTAGATGATCAAACAGCCCAAACCCAGACCTTCTCATCCTCCGATAGGGGAGCCATTTCCTCTACCGGGTTTGGTCAATGGGAATCTTCTTGCGCTCAAGATGTCGGATCGTATCGCGACCGGGTACATTCAGGACGGTTCTGCCGCAGATGAGAAAGTCATAGATTACTGCGCATTCTTGGGTGTCCGACGGGCTTCTGTGCGGGACGGGAACATCACATATTGGGGGGAGTCCCTGTTTTATAGTGCATACGGGGAGCCTACTCTTATCTGGAGAACGTTCACCCAAACATGGGTGGATCGTTGTGGCAAAGGGGAGCTACTCACTTGGGGACAACTGTCCCAATCGCCTCCGCCGCCCTATTATCAACAGGTTCATCTAGAACCCCAGTCCCTCATTATTCAGCCTCCGGTGATGGAAGTCAAAGGTCTGTTGCTAATAGGCGCAGGCTACGATCAACAAAAGAGATATTGGTTGACCTTCCGAGGAGATTGGTGCCCGTTGTTTCGTGATCCTAACCCGCCCTATAACGCTGACCAGTACATAAACAACATTCCGCCAGTTTAGCCGAAATCCTTTCTCTTTCAGTAGGTTAAATTGGAGGGAAACTGTGGCCAAACTGTCTCCGATGCTTGTCGCCCACGATTCCAAGAAAGAAATCGTAACCGACGCCGAACTTAATGCGGCCTACTTGGAGTCGATTCTAAAGAAGGACAACACTCTGTTGAAAATCGTCCTTCTCAAACTTTTTCCCAACACTGGTAGATTTTTCGTTCGACCCGTATTGCCAGAGGATACGATATGATCAAAAAGCGTATCTGTGGCACGTGTGGTGGAGAGTTTATCCTTACCCCCGGCAAGCCCGGTCTCATAACTGATTGCCTCAATTGCGTTTCAGGAGAAGTCCCTTTGCTTATGGCTAAGGTGGCTTGGTCTGGAAAGCATCAAGTGGACATAGAGATTACTTCCGACCGCAGGGCAGCAACCGCTTTCAACAAGGCACAGAGAAGGTCTGGTCCCGGTCCTCTTTCTTCTATCGTAAGTCCCAAGGAAGATTCGGTGGGAAGGGAATCGGGAAAATCCGGGTCAGGTTCTGAACCCGGCGCGATGTACCATTCCGGCCTTAATGAAAAGCATCATTTGAAACACTAACATCCGTCGATATCAATATCTCTTGCTTCAAGTTTTACTTTGTACTCATCCGCAGCTTTCTTTAGCTCCGACACTGTCAACCCAAAGTTGATCACCGTCTTCGCTCTGGTGACGCACTCCTTGCAGACATAGATTTCGTTCCGGCTAATTTCAGGAAGATGATCTCCTTTATTCGGTTCATTGGGCGCGTAGTTACACAATAGGCATGGCATCCCAATCCTCTTTTCTGATGTTCTCGCAGTACAAGTTGACGCCCCACTTCGGCGGGTAGAAGTATTGTATCGGCTTAGGATTAGCTTCAAAAGTGTTCTTGATCCGCTTCCCTTCTTCTACAAATTCGACCATCCCATCTTTAGTCGTGGCGCGGGTGTATTTGTCAAGTTCGCAGAAGAGATTCTGGATGTCAATGAGCTGTAATGGACGGTCACCTATGCGTTGGAAGTTGTATCCGAACTTCTTGAAGGCATCGTCTTGGTGTTCCGCCATGTAACGGATAACTTCTGCCGGGGGATTCTTCTTAAAATCGATGCCCTTGAAGCACTTCTCGATGCCGCGTAACGACCCCGGCCCCGCCACGGTGAAATCCATCTCGGTGAAATTGGTCAGCGAGCTGTAATTAATGTCGGTGATGTATTGATAGGCGAGGAAGTCTCCCATCAAGCGGTAGGAACGGATGAGTTTGAAGGCCGTTTCCATATTGGGACAAAGCGAGATCTTCAAAGGCAGCTTGTCCTTCATTATCTGTTCTAACAGCTGGAGGTACATCCGATGACGCGGTTGACCTTTGCTCCCAGAACCGGTCATCATATAAGCGTTGCTGTTGATTCGGATTCCTTTATTGATACATTCGGTTAGGCACTTGTCAGCTTCTTCTATTGTTCGAGAATCATATTGAATCCCGCTGCCAATTTTTCCCATCCGGTTGGTTAGGCGTTCCCAAGTTTCGGGTAGATTGAAGATCTTGAAGAGCATGATGCGGAAGAAGGTGTCCTCAACCAACCGGACATTCTCTAACCCATCATAGACCACGTTCCGAATCAAATATTGAGAGACGCGGTCTGAAGCGCGGTAGGCATTAGTGAACTTGAATTTCTGAAGGATGGGGTCGGTCGTCCACGGGCCGGGTTGTCCGGTTACTGGCCAACCTAGACGCTTGAAGAAAATGTTCTGTCTCTCAGACGCGAAGTACCAAAACAGCTTGAAATTAGGAGTAATTTCCATATGAAGCTAATACCTTAGAAGGAGTATTCTATTCAATATGATCCCTGGAAATCAAACTGGATTAAAGCGATCTGAAGAAACCAAAGCGTTAATGCGAGCGGCTTGGGACAGGAATAGAATTTCTAGAATCGCCAAAGGCAGACGACGCAACAGCAAGCGCCCGTATGAATCGTTGTATAATCATTTTGTGTACGTTGCCAAGCATCACAGAATTCCAGTGGAAATTACGTTTGAAGAATTTCTGAAATTCACCGCAATATCTACATGTTTTTACTGCAAAGAACCTGTCAAGTGGAGTGTAAGAAATATCCCCGTAGAAGGGGCTGGGTATAATCTTGACCGAAAAATAACAATCTCGGATATGTCGTTGAAAATGTCGTGGTTTGTTGTAAAAAGTGTAATCGGATCCGAGGCAACTATTTTAGCCATGAAGAATTCACAGTCATGATGAATGCTTTATTGGTTTACCGGACTAATAACTGAGGGCAAACATGGCAAATCACCCACTTCTTCAAAAAAGAGCAAGCGATTCACAATCCCGTGAAGACTTGAACAAGGAATTAGAGAATGCTCGGGCAATGAAGAAAGCCAAAGCGCCCGCTTGGAAAGTCACTATCCGTAGTCCAAAAGATCAGACTCGTGTTGAGAAGGTGGAAGGAGCTAACTATAGAGTGGTCGAAAGGAAAGTTGCGCCAACACTTCGAAGTGGCGAAGCTATTCAGAGTGTGACGGTTGCAGCCAAAAAGGCTTCCGAAGAGAAGAAACCGGGATCAAGTCGTTTTCTGACAATTGCTGAAGTTAAGGCAGCTTATGCCCGAGGCGTGAAGGAAGGGCGTTTCGTAGAAACTGCTGAGGGCATCCGAGACACCAAGGATGATACTTTCCTGCCATGGAGTCCAGAAGAAGCTGAACGCTGGAATCGAGAAATAGAACAAGAAAAAGTAGATCAAGCAGGCACCGGCGATTATGAATTTTACAGTCCGGATCCCGGATCTCCGGCTGCTGAAGAATGGATCGCTAAGAAGCAGATGGGGATCCAAGGTGCTGTGAAAAAAGCTGATCAAGACAATCCTATGTGCGACTGCGGACATCGCAGAAATGATCATAACGAGAAGGGGCTTTGTGATATTTGTGGAGCCAAATGCCCTGGTTTTGATTCGGCAGAAAACTCGGAGCCTGTGAAACTAGGCGCGCAACCTTGGTATGGCAAAGGTGGTGACGCTCCGGCAGGTGCTGTAAAGCAGAAAAATCGTCCCAGCGTTGAAACCCTTGCCCGACAGCATAAGCAGCACGAAGGAATGTGTGATCTGAGCAACCCAGTCTGCAAGGCTTACACTGACATGAGGATTGCTGATCCGGGATGGTGGCCTGGTCGGACCGCAGATGCCGGCAGGGATTGGTATAAAAAGCACCCAGAACGCATGGTAAAATACGGACCAGGAGATCGTCCAGTAGGTCACCCAGATAGAGAGATGGAACAAGAGCATCCCGGCGCGGTGTGTTCCGATTGCGGACGCACGGTGACCAATGGCGAATATTCGTACGGGGGTTCCAATTGCTGCAAGGCTGACGTGGTCGCTGAAGAGGAATATGGTAAGACCGGCGCAGTAAAGGCTCCCCGTTCTTACAAGCAGGCCGCCCGCGAAGCTGGACCGTTGCGTTTCGGTGTACCGGAAGAATTCCAGGAGCAGGTGGCTAAGTCATTGTTTAGCCGAGGCATGGAAGACTTCCAAGTGCTCGCTGACGAGTTTCCACACTTAGTTTTCTTCCAATTTTCGAGTGAACCGGAATATGAAGCGGCGGTTAAGATTATTCGGCATGATTTCAAGAACCAGATCCAAGGTGGCAAGGGTCTTTGGTCTTGCGAGTTTGGCCAGAAGGTTCCCGGTACCCGGCCAGGTAAACGATGGCTCGCGTCCCATCTTTCAAAGTGATTTCCCAAACGCCTTGCACTTGAGGATCCGGACGACCCTTAGCTCCTCTTAAATCGAGAGTTGATTCGTCCATGAGAAACTGAATGGCTCCGTCAGCCGTGTCGTGGTACTTTGTCATGGCGTTCTTCGCTGAAGCTGTCTGCCCTGGCTTCTGCCACTTTACAACACAACCTTCGGGGCAATCGGATATGTCGCGCAACATTCCTTCGTAAGTACCATCCTTATCATAAGCGAAAGGAAACAAAGGCTGCGGGGTGCGTTCCGGTTGTGGTATCAATGGCAAACCCTTCATGCGACGTGAACGATTTGCCGAAACTGCGTCCCTGTATTTACGTTCATTCTCAAACCAAGCCCTAGATGCAGCCTCACGTTCAACCGGGTCTTCAATCTTAATCCCTGGAAGTGCGGCTGCTTTTAGATTGTTCATCTTGTGCAATGGTAAGTTCGTTTCCTTCGGATGAATTTCCATCTCGTTAGGATCAGCCAGCGACTCTTCTCCCCAGGCAAACGAACGACTTCGAATATGAAGACGCTGATGACCGAGCTTTCGCAGAGCAAGAGCGCAAGAATCGTCCTGACCCATATGGTGTCCGAACTTCGGCTGTTACACCAGACCCTGTTGACATTCAACAATTGGCTACGAAATATCCTAAGTCAGTTGCCTTGGCCATGGAGAAGACCTCCGACGAATACGGAAACTGGACTGATGTAAAGAAGTCGATGAACCCGGTCTTAGAACTTGAGAAAGCCGTGGTTTACAACGTTCTGTCTCATCATGGCCCCGATGTAGACTATACCAGGATCGGAAGAGTTCTGCCTCGCATACGAAGGAAAGCCGGGGATGTTTTGAAGGCATTTGAAACCGGCAAGTTGTTAGGAATAATGGAGGATATGGGATTCTTTGGTCCAAGTTCTGATCGGCTGCGCGGCCCCGCTGACCGATACTATGCCTCGACTAAGAAAGCAGCCCGAGAAGATCCATTGTGGAATGAGTTCCGCGCCCATGCTGTTCACAAACCACCGTTGCGAGGAATGCGGCCTGCTATCTGGGAGAACATGCTTGGCACTGTGTATGCGCTATCGCCCGAGCGAGAGTGCAAATACTTTGACTACAACTATGATGAAGCCGTGAAGTTTACCGGTTATCCAGACCGAGCAGGCCATGTTCGTGTAGCAAAAGTTCCGCCGAACGGAAGCCGTCAGTGGATACAAAGCGGTACGACTGAAGCAACACCCCGTCCAGGAAAGCTAGTCTGGTGGGTGATGGATCAAGGGAAAACTGCTGGAGTGTTCACCCCCGAGGGGTACCAATCTCATCCAAAAGGTGAACGACCTCAATCGGAAGAATACAAACAGGCAGCTCGAGAGCTGATCGCAATGTTTGGTAATCAACCTCCCGACGACTGGCAGACTCCGGCAGCGGACTGGGCCGCCGCAACCGGTCTCGATGCAGACTATCTCTATGATTTTCTACTTAGAGAACTGGAGTGGGATCGTCGGAAGAATGCTTTTGGCAAGAAGCAGATGTCTCCTGAAATCTATCGCCTCATGCGTGAGTATTCGGAGTTAGAACCTCGACCCCAAGAGACTTTCGATGAATGGGCGGAGAAACAGCGAGCTGTTGTTACCCGTTTCGTGCCGGAGCAAGGTAGATTCAATTTTAGCGCGAAGCTGCTCTCGAAGGCATCCAAGTAACTCGTCCCCGCTTCCAACCTTGCGCAACATAGGTTTCCAATTCGTTTGGAAAAATATAGACAGATTTACCATCCTTGCTGATCCACATTCTTCCCGACGTAGAATGATTGAGTTTCTTACGCCGTAAGCCACCACGCTGCCATCCGTTGGCTACCCAGGCTTCCACTTCTTCAGAAGGTACGTGGCGCTTCTTGCGCATAATCGGGTGGGAGATCCAAATGTTTCCAAAGGCTGGATTTCGTTCTCCGGATAAGGATTCTCTCAATTTTTGTTTGTGATCTTCAGATAAGTGATCGCCTTTCATTACGCTCTTACCCAATCTTCGATTTTCCTTACATTGCGCTATCGCTTTCCTTCGTCGTTCCGCGTGCAGTTCCGGGTGGTTTTTCCACCAAATTTGAAGTTTAGCCCCGGCCCGTTTTGCACCTAACTTCTGTCCCGACTTCCCACTTCTATTGATGTAATCAAACCCTCCTTCTCCACCTTTGCGCATGTTGTAACATTGGGGGTTCTGAGACTCCTTAGCCACTAATTCTTCTTCTTTGTCAAAGGCCTCAGTTGCGTTTTTGAAAGTGAAAAGGATCTCTTTACGAAAATTATCCGCACCGTATTTCTGAACAGCACGAAGCACCAGCGCACCAGAGCCTAGATATTTGTCTAAAGGGTCATCTGTTTTGTGAACACCTATGTAGAATTTCTGGTTAAGAAGATTTACGGTCCGGTAAACTGTGTACGGACAAGAGTTCAGCATTCGGCACCTCTATAACGTTGCTGTAGCTGAAAAACCCCTTTCTGTAGTAATATAGAAGTGCAAGATGATTGTGTGAAGCGTCCAAGAAGGCTGTAACACACGGGTTCGACTCCCGTGCCGTCCACCAATAAACTAACGGGCGGCTAAACGGCATTCGACTGCGGCATTGAAGGGACGGGGACAATCCGGAACGTCTGTGGCCCACCGTAACGGGACACGGGAATTTAACCGCGACGGCAAAACCGCTTGCGATGGCAGCGGCAGCCTAAAAACTGCTGTACCACGAGGATTCGGGGCGTACCTGGGAACAGAAGCCAGCAGACCATCGCTGGCAACGCCTCACTTCTTAGGAGAACTCCATGCTCAACGGCCTCAAGGTAGCGGAAGGTGAAAGCGATAAGCAACTTCGTCCGATGGATCGAACAGATTGGATGGCCTTTGCCGGGGCAGAGAATTTTGATGACGGTTCGGAGCCGATGATTGCCTACGTAGATGTAACGCAATGGCCTTCAGAACATCGGAAGGATACGCCAGGGTCCCAAGAGCCGGTGGATGGTGTGGTTGTTCTCGCTGACAAGAATGGTGTAGCCGTAAGTGGCACCAATGCCGCGTTCGTTCTTTTTGGCCCCGAGAAAGAACAGGCTATCGAGATTGGCAATAAGATCGTCCAGTCAGCTCCTGTCAACTGGAAGGATTTGGTTCGTCAAGGATTTGAACCCATCAATTTTCCGAATGACAACGAATTGCAACGTGAAGCAGCGGAAGAGGAACCGGGCCGCATTCCTCAGAACGCTTCTGTGAAGAAAGCTGCACGCCCAGACAATTTTGACTACAAGACGGAATTAACGACTCCCGATGGGTATGAGATTCAGTCCTACAATCCTTTTGCTGATCCAAAGAATCCGCGTCGCTTTTCAGTTTGGCCTCCCGAGGGCAATGCGGTGGGCGATTACAGTAGCTTGGAAGAAGCTAATCTCGCCATCGAACAATGGAAACAGTTTGGTGACCCAGAGCTGTTGAAGAGAGATGGCGGAGCGCGATTCAAAGTCCGAAAGGCTTCAGCCACAAAGACCGCTGGCAACTTTAAGGGTGCTTGGACGAACGAACCGCAACCCGGCCCGGAAGAACTCCAACCCGTCAATGATACGATCGCTTTTCTGAAGTCGGATCCATCCCAGTGGTATGCCATTAGGTGGCATGGTTACGCTGGGGACGAAGGCACTTACGATATGGTTGGCCTGCCTGCCGAGCCTCAATCTGTAAATGACATCGCAGCCGTTCTCGATGAAACTCCCACACAAATTGCTCGCGCTTCGGAGGATGGATACTACTCTTATTCTTCCAAGGACCAGTTGCTAGCTTTCTCAAATCTCTCCCTCACCAAACCAACCGAGACTTATGGTGCTCGAAACGAAGAGGAGTATTTCCACTATATTCAAGAGCTGCCCGATTTTGATGACGTGTATGCTGCCGCCATGAAAGAAGATGAAGGCGCACCCGAGGAAGGCCATGAGGCCTCTTATTTGGAATGCCCTGATTGCGGCCAACGTATAGACACCTGGGATGCCGAGCAGGGGTCCTATAATCCGGCAAAGTTGGATGAACATCGTGTTAAAGAGCATCAAAAGAAAGGCTCTGTGAAAACCGCTGGTCCCATGGATGTAGAATCTCCCGAATCTTCTTTTGTTGATACCGATCACAAGATGCGACCATTTGAGAGAACCGATTGGTATGGTTGGGCCGGGGCGGAGAGTTTTGAAGGAGGGCAGGGTCAACCGGACATCCCGCCTTACATCGCATATGCCAAGGTTGTCAATTGGCCCGAGATTGACGAATACAATTTTGAAAACGAAAACCCGATCGACGAAGTCGCTGTGATTGTGGATGCTAACGGCGTTTCGATCAATGGCTCGAACGGTGCGTACCAAATTGATATGGGCAGCAAAGAGACTAACCTCTCCGAAGCGAACCAAATGCTGTTGCACCAGCCCATCGACGTCAACCAGTTGAAGGATCAAGGCTGGGAAGAGATTAACATCTTCCCTATGGAAGAACAGCAGAAACGTCGACAAGAAAACATGATGCGCGATCAGCAGAAAAAGAATACCGAAATCCAACAAGCTGATCCTACAAAGCAGCGAGAATTGGAATCCGGTCGGAAACCGATGGAGGCTTCTGCGAAGAAGAAGAAAGCCGATGAGGAAAAGGAAAATTGGAGAGATGAAGATTTTCCGTCTAATAAACCACCCCTCAACGATATGCGCAAGGCCGTACAGATTTTGACACGTGTGGCTAAGACTCCTGAACAAAGAGAGGCTTTAGACTATTTGAAACGAGCTGTACTGGCGCTGAACGACCGCATTTACAAGGAGATGGGCGTTCCTCCTGTGGATCCTCTTATGGCATCCGTGAAAACTGCTGACTCCATGTCCGAAGGTGTTGATCCGAATTTGGTCAACGACATCAACGAACAGACCCGCCAAGACGAGGAGAGGATGTATCGTGAGCTCGAACAAGAAGGTCAAGAGGATCGTGAACTGCACGAACAACGTGAGGGTTGGCCTGATTCGGATGAGGAGACAACTGAGTCTACCATTTCCCACATTGTAAATGTTTTACAAGACAGCTCCATGTCTCAGGAAGCCCGTATTGCTCGTGCTCATTCGGAATTAAAGGATTGGCTGCTCACTCACTAAAGTATGGCCAAGATCCATATCAAGACGTTGCACGATCCTGACTCCTACGTCCCCTGGAAAGAGTTCTTCGGCGGTTCGTGCAAGGGCGATCTGGGCTCCTGGATTCCCGATGATTTTGATCTCGTCATGGGACAATATGATCCTGAGAGCGCGACAGGCGCGGTATCGGCGGGCGGTGTTACCCGCGTAGCTACCAGTGGATCGCAGACGTGGAGATATTCACAAAGTGATCCGGCCCGATCCGGCCCGATCCGGCCTTCCCCAGTTCCCGCCATGATTAGAACTCCGGTCACTTTTCGTGTTCCTAAGCGGTCAGCAACACAAGGAGACCCAGTAGCAGAGCGTCTCCAGGCCGCAAGGCAAGCCGCTCGTGATTCCTTTACTAGACAAGTGGCCGACGCCCGTGCGCATACGGCTAACATCCTCTCAAAGCTCGGCAACGCCAAGTAATAAGTCTCATGGCCAAGAAACCCAATCCTCTTGACGAGTTTATAGAGATAAGCACCGATAGCCGAAAGAGCCGGGGGCTGCCTAGCCCGTACACAAAGCGGGAAACACTCATTCAGGAATGTGGACAAGGAGCTGGCTTAGGAGCTACCGCAGTTTCTGAGTTTGAACAAACAGATCCACGTGGGATCCACCAGTCCAAGTTACAGGGTCCAGATGACAAGAATGCATCCGGAGTAGGCGCGATGAACGCTGAATCGGTGCAAGTTATGCAAAAACTCACCAAGGAACAACTTCAGTTTGGCAAGGAAGATTATCTTCAGTTTGGAATCGAGGAAGACGAAGAGGATTAGCCATTTAGCTAAGTTTTTCAGTAGAATACTACATGAGCAAAATTGACAAAACCGCAGCGTTCACGAAGGAAGCCGCCGTCATCATTGCAAAGATTGAAAACGCCAAGACGGTTGCTGAGAAGAAAGTCGCTCGTGAAGAGCTTGCCAAATTCCTATCCCGTAAGTAGAATGTCACGCGAAGTCCCACTGTACCCGATCAAATTTGACGAACTCCCGAAGCCGATTTACATGCATCTGGAGCGACGTATCCGTGAGCGGAAGATCCCGCCCGAAGACCTCGCGAAATGGAAGGTTTGGAAAGCGACCGGGCCTCTAGCGCCAGAGGGAGATTGGTTCAAAGATTTCGGTTCCTATTTGCTCGCCGGCAGCGGTCCCTACCCCAAGACCGTCTTGACACCGGATATGGCGGGTTACGGTGTCAAGCTGGCCATGTTGGTCTTGGTTGAGGATTTCCTTGGTTAATTCAGCAAGAACTCCTTAGCAGTGGACACCCAATCTAGGCCCATCTTCACTGCAAAGTCTTCCACCACTTCGCCGCCGTCTTGTGCCAACGCAGGGTGCAAACGATTCACGGCATCTCCGATGAACCATTTCCATGCACCATTGTGTAACAGATTGCGAAGGCTAGTCTTCTGGTCTGGCGAAGATACTGTCATAAGCCAATCCTCACCATAAGGATCTTGTATGGTCCCTGGTTTTAACCTAGCGTAATTGACATCTGTAACGGTGCCTTCGATTGGAGAGATAAGACTCACCGCGTTTCCGTCACGAGTGACGGTGGCAAACTTCTGCCCCTGCCGGATCCATGTGTTCCGATTTGGAAGCTGGATGTCGTCAACTGAGCCTAACAGTTTGGCGGTGAAGTCATCGATACCTACGCGCACAAGCGTAGGAGATTCGGCTAATGCCCAGGTATGACCCGGATGGAAGAAAAGATTCTCGGGCATAAAGAATCCGTTGAAGAGGGCGCGTAAGGGTTTAAATTGTGGAGTGATAACTGCAATTTTGCCCCGACTTCGGATGTAATCGATGAGAAGGAACAGGAGAAACGTGAAGAGAACTAACAGGACTGTCATAAATCACCTCGCGTATGTATATGCGCGCCGATGGCCGTTCTGTAAGTTGATTGCTTACAAGGAGGTTATTTCGAAACGTTTAATTTCGCTATAGCGATTTACAACGGTGGCTATAGCGGAATACAACGATTTTTACATTAGCGTATTTCGAGAATGATGGCGTTGCTGTGAGAGGAGTGCCATCGTTGGATAACTGCTTCCGTGATCCCGTTCTTTTGCATATACTCACTCCCGATCTTTCCCAGTAGTTTGTCGTTCCACTGTCCGCAAGAACAGAACCAATGACCATCAGATTCAATGGTGAGTACGTGGTTCATGCCAATCACCCCTGTTGCCATAAAGATAATTACCTGAAGTTTGAAAACTTTCAGTATTCTATAACGAACAGCGAAATTGGCCCCGAACCATCCGTGGTCTGCAGATCTAACGGGTCGAAAGTAGCCACAGCAGCCTCTGAAGTGGGGTGGTCGGTTGCAAACGCATTTCAGAGGTATTGAAGCAACAACATACCGGGACAGTTCACCCGGCCTTGAAACGGGCGCACATTGCGCCACTGGGCGGAGGGCCGCGATTGACACACGGCCCTCGGCTCTTTGAAAAGAGAGATTATGAGTCAACAACATCAAACACGAACTACAACGCAGACCCAAATTACGGGTCACAGCGGCTTCGTGTCTGATGGATGGTACGATTAAGGTACCAAAAGATCAGAAAGAAGCCGCCAGAAATGGCGGCATTTTTATTGTTCGAAAGGAGTTCGGTCATGGATGAAAATTACAGCGAGTGGACAAGTTGCGAATTCTACGGTCATAACTTTGTGACCGATGAGGAAACCGGTCGGACGGCTTGCACCGACTGTGAAGAAACTGTGGAAGACGAAGCCTAGCTCATGGCGGGTAGAGCACCCGGCTGATAACCGGGAGGTGCCGAGTTCGACCCTCGGGGCTTCGACCAATTTTATGACGGATGCATTGCCAGAGCGACCATGTTATGCTTGTGGGGCCAAGCCGGGTGGAAACCTGCGACTCCACAATTCTGGTTGCACATATGTAGCGCGGTTGTGCGAAGTTTGGCCAGGTGTGAGATTGTTTGTAATGGGTGACAATGGATCTTGGCACAAAGAAAGCCGTAGGAATCCAAAGCACCCTAAATGATGCTGGTGTAGCACAAGGGCGGTGCGCCTGATCCGTAATCAGGAGGTTGCTGGTTCAATTCCAGTCACCAGCTCCAATTTTAGGAGGTAACATGGAAGACCGAAGTGGTTTTTTGCCGAGCAAGCAGTATCGCTGCCAGGATGAAGATTGTGGCCGCGTGAGTTTTGGCCGTGATTTGCTCCCTGTGCAAGCGAGACAATTGGTCGAGGATCCAACGCAGAAGTATGGTCTGCGTGAAGTTGGGGACGTCTTTATTAGTAACCGGGTATGTCCGTACGATCGAGGACTAATGGACCGGCGTCCCTGCGGGCTTTTCGCGTTCCCGATGCTTTGTGGACATGACGCTCTTTACGGCGTCGAATAAGTTTTGCTGGCGTAGCACAGTGGTAGTGCACCGCTTTGGTAAAGCGGAGGTCGTTGGTTCAATCCCAATCGCCAGCTCCAATTATGAATCACTGGGCGGCTCCAGTATTAAGCCTTGTGGATAAAAAGTCAAGTCAACTCGGAATGCACTATAGCACGGCAGCAGCTAGACTCGATAGAATGGTTTTGTTCATGTTAATTCAGCGTTGCAGCTTGGACTCGTGTTTCCAGTGTGGTAAAAAGATAGAACGTTGGCAAGATCTTAGCACAGAGCACAAGCAGCCTTGGCAGGATACCGACCCGGCGCTGTTTTGGGATTTAAGTAACATAGCGTTCAGTCACAAGAGTTGCAACTTTGCCGCCGCGCGACGGCAAGATCCTAAAATTGTGATTCCATTTTTGGATTCTATTCGTCCAGAAACGTTGAACGAAAAGGCACCTGAGGGCATGGCTTGGTGCAGTGGCCACCAAACTTACCTTTCACGGGACTTGTTTGATAAGAACACGACGAAGAAGAATGGTCTTCAAAGCGGTTGTAAAGAATGCAGAGCTTGATATTTGCAGGTGTGGCTCAATGGCACAGCAGCGGATCTGTAATCCGCCATTTGGGGGTTCAAGTCCCTTCGCCTGCTCCAATTTTAGGGCGGTAGCTCAATCGGCAGAGCCACCGGCTTTGACCCGGTAGGTTGTAGGTTCGATCCCTACCCGCCCTGCCAATCTTTCTCCAGTACTGTATTGATTGCGCCAATTTCGGACGTTTCGCCCAGCGTAGGTATCAGTCTGGCTATGGCAATTGGGACATAGTTTTTCTAGATTTTCCCACCTATCGTCTTTGGAATCTCCGTTTTTGTGATCTACGTGGAATCTGAGTGGCTGTCCTTGCCAGATTGGTCCTTGACCGCATTTGGCACAAATGTCAGGAGTTCTAGAGTAAAATCGAACCTTGGCTATTGAAGAATGGACGGAATTGATAACGAAAACAAGGTCATCTGGGATGTGTACAGGGTGCCCTGTAGTTTGAATCTTCTTTAGCATCAATTTTCCAGATTCAGTTTGACTCCATCCTTTTGGGAAAGGATTTTTAGGGGTTAGACCTTTTCTTTTTAACGTTAAAGCTATTCGTTGGCTGATTTCATTTCTGTCTTTCTTGGTAGCAAAGGAGCAAATACAACTTCTGGAGCAGAATCGTCCACTCCCGTAGGATCCGTCATGCGTCTTGGTGCAATTTTCGCAGTTTGGCATTTGAACCTCCAATACAGTTTCGGAAAGTTACTTCATGGGGGATCATACCCCTCACCCGGTGCCATCTCTTAGCTGAAACTTTAGTTCCCTCCGTAGATTACTCTCGAAGCAGTATTGAACATTGGAAGTCCAATATCCCAGGAGAATTATGAAATCTACGAATCGTTTCTCGTTTCTACCCCTTTTGATTGCAATCGCGTTCACGCTCGTCCCTTCGGCCTTCCCCTGCTCCAAGAACCCTCCCCCGACTCCTTGTTCCGGGTACTGGCATGTGAATTCGAAATCTGACAGCTGGGAATGCAAGGTTCCCCCGGCCCCGACGCCGAAGCCAAAGCCGACTCCGACTCCGACCCCGGCTCCGACCCCGACGTCCACTAATTCAAACTCGAACAGCAATAACAACTCGAATTCAAACTCGAACAGCAACAACAACTCGAACAGCAACAACAACACTTCGAAATCCACTTCCAATGCAACTTCAACGGCCAATGCTTCCCAGCAACAGGGGCAGCAGCAATCCCAGTCCAACCAGGCCAACGGCAACGGCAGCAATTCCAACAACACCAACACGGTGAACGAAGCGGCGAAGATTCCGGTCGCTACCGCATATGCTCCGACGGCTATGCCGACTGTGCCTTGTTTCAAGAGCTATTCGGCTGGAGGCCAAGCAGCAAACTTCGGTTTCAGTGCGGGTGGCGGTAAGGTGGACGATAATTGCGCGCAGTTAGAAGTGGCTCGGTCTTTTGATCTTGCCGGCGAACGCCTTGCGGCTTGCAAGGTGAAAATCAACACCAAGTATGCTAAGGCGGCTGGTGTCACTCTGGAAGATTGTTTGAAAACTTCCGAGCAGGCTGCTGCGGTGGAGACTTTCCGCCACACGGATGTACAACCAGCTCCTCCTTCGGCAATTGCAATACCGAGGCTGGCAACTCCCGAAATACCTATCGCGACTCTTCCCATCCCGAAACCGATGGCCTCGGAACCGATCTCTAATTTCCTGGGTTTTGTGACCGTCTTCAACAACGTGACGAAAGCTAAGTTGGATGATATCGTTGTCCTCGCGAAACAGGATACCACCGGGCATCTTCGGCTCCGTGCTGGTCGCAATAGCTTAGGTCTGGCGGACAACATCAGAGCGTACCTTATCTCTGCCGAAATAAACGGGCAGCGTGTAGAAGTGCGAGATGATGGGGACAACCATGGCGTTGAGATTCTGTGGGTCAACGGCAACTAACCAGTAAGCGCAAAGCCGAGCGCATCGGCAACTTAAAACAGGAGATTTGAATGAAGACAGCTATTCTCGTCCTCGCTCTTGCAGTAAGCGGTATGGCGTTCGCCCAGTCATCTACCGATACTGTCAAGGGGGCTAACGACCGCGTCCAGCGCATTCTGCCCGCGCAGCCGCCCGTTGAGCATCCATCCACTCGCACAGCAACACAAGCAGCTAGCGAAGCAAAGTCAAAACCCGCAGCCCAGACCCCGTCAACTTTCCGCCGGGAAGCTGCGCCGCCACCGAGTCCTTGCCCAGCGGCTGGCAAGCCGACCTGCAAGTAAAATACAGCAATTCGCCGGCAGTGCCCTCAACGAAAGTTGGGGGCTTTCTGTTTTAGAATAGGAGGACAACATGGGGCTAGAATACAAGATCATTCCGAGCGAGCGAAAAGTTCTGAACAAGGTCACATGTGACTGTTGCAGCAAGGAGATTAGAAAGACGGGCGATGCTCACTGGAATCCATGTGGTGAGCCTTATAGCAACTTCTTTGAACCGTCCTTTGACGATTTTTTCCTCTTTGAGAAGTGTTGGGGTTTTGACTCCTCTCAAGACGGGGTAAGGCAACGAGCGGTAATCTGCGAAGATTGTTACAAGGTGATTTTCAAAGACGTCAAGATGGAAATCACTCACTACTTCCCGGGTTGGACCATTCAGGATACGAACAAATGAACCAACATCTAGCAACCTGGCCCGCGATCAAATGCATTTTGATTTTCTGTTTTCGGACGTTGAGCCATCTTTTTGATTTCGTCCATTCGTTCCTGAGACACTGTCACTAAGATAGGCGCGGGTGATTTCCTCACCCACAGATCTATCATCTCCTGCCGCCATTCTTCAGAACGTTCTAGGAGTAAATTTATTAGAACGGCGGTAAATCTTTCGTAGCTCCAATTTTCATGCTGCGCAAGATTCCAAACATAGCTCGCTAAAGGATCTTTCAACATCAAGATCTCGGTTTGTTTTCGTAGTTCTTCGTTGGAAGATGTAATCGCTTGTTTGACGTCTGCTTCAAAGTTGCTGTTGTAACTCATGATTTTCTTCCTCTACTTTCTTGTTGAAATCGTTCTCAAAACACGACCAATCCTGATTCATCATAACTGGAACGCCGGTTAAGCGGTAATGGTTTTGTTTCTCCGGTCTAAGACCAGGGTCACCGGGGTTGTCTTCCAAACGAAGCCATTTTGGAAGATAAGATTGGCGCATCTTCCAAAAGATCGAAAAGTCTTCTTCAGGCCAACGCTGTTCTGCCTTCTTGATTCGATTATAAAACATGTCAGCGTAAACGCCAGGGTAACGGCGGTTCTTACGATGCCAGCTCTTGTAAGTGCAGAGTTCAGATTCCAGCGTGAAGTAAGTTACGTCCCAGGCAAAGTCCCGACCTTTGAATCGTTGCTTGGCTTCTTCCAGCAACACAGACCCTTCCTTCTTTAGCCATCCCATTACTTCCGGAGTGTACTTGCCTTCGAAGCCGGTGCCATTTTCCGGCCCAGTCCAGTCAAGATCGTCCCGGCCTAAAACTTTGGCCAGACCATTGCGTAATGATTTGCTTCCTGTGATGTCTTCCAAAAACAAGGAGTTGGGTTCAATATTGAGCTTGGCGATCCGCAAATACTCCAGATAACTGAACGTAGACATGCGCCCAAAAGAGTAGAAATCTTCCCGGACCATATCCCAAGCTGCCTGAAAATTCTCCAATGGGTTATCACTAACCATGGCATCATTGAAAAAGCTCGTTTGGTCGTTTCTACAAAGCTCTTTGTATCGGGTAACTGATTTGATGAAATCACGTTTTTGATGACGGCGATCTGTGTCAAATTCTAAGCGGGGCCATTCAGTGTTGTACCACTTGGCCAACGCGTCAGAGTTCAAACTAGCGAAGTCGGGAAACCGTTTGAAAATGAGCCAAGAGGTCAAAGGGTGCTGGGTGTTACCATTGATGAAAATAAACCACAACAGCTCCTCCCGTGTCCAGTTAAGCTCCTTCTTCAAAAATGGGAAAGTCATGTAGGGAAGACTGGCCCCCGCGTGGACACGGTACTTGAGGCAGAACTCATAAAAACGCAAGAAGACTTCCCGGCGATACTGCGGCTGGCGGAAGTCCATGCCCAACTCGAGATCCTGAACCTCGTTGCTGTAGCGGTCGCAAACCAAATCGCTGTAACGGCCCGGAGTCGTGTGATCTACACGGGCTACAAGCACACCGTCAAGTCCGATAGCGGACTGACCGAACGGGCTGTAAAAGAGATCGCTCATTGAAACCATTTCAATATCTCGTCAATGCTTTTGCCATGCAAGTATTCAGGCAAATACGACCATCCTACCATCATAAGACCCCGCAAGATTTTATCTCTCATAAAGTCGGTTTGCTCCCGAACGGGCTGAGAAGAGATCGCTCATGCACTCTTCGCAATAAAAATTGGTGTGTCGTCCCAGTTCTTGCTGATACGACCCTTCTTGACGAGATGATCGCGGTATTCGCCTGAAGTAGCCCAGATCTTTTCTCCCAGCATGAAATAACCTTTGGGCAGAGGTTTAGTAGGATCGAGTTGGCAGATTGCTGACCACGGGCCAAACCCTCGTGGGACCCATTCCATGTTGTGTTTGCGTAGCCGTCGATTCATCCAACGGATTACTTCGTATGGTTCAGGGTCATAGATCATAGAAGCACCACTTTGGGGATCGCTTAAGGGGTGTCTTTTGCGAATTACAAAACCCTTCCAGTCCTTAAAATTGCTCATAAATTGGGTTTGCTCCCCACAATCCAGTACAGACTTCTTTCGTTTAGATACTGGCGGAATTGGTCCAAGTGGTCTTGCATGTAACAGAAAGTTTTCCCTTCATAGCGCGGATGGAATTCAAGATCGTCATAAGAGTATGGCTTGAGTTGGTCGTAAGAAGTGTACCCGGAGTCAATCAAGTCAATTTCAATGAAATTGTAAGGCAAGGGCAACGGATCGCCCGTCACCTGTCGAATGAGATCCAGGCGTTCATTTGTCCACCGTTGGTGTTTCGGAATGTTCGCCATGATCCGAAACAAGATTACATTCTTAAGGGATTTTGGCTTGAACCGGCCTAATCCATAGAGAATAGAGGTAAGCGAGTTGCAAGACCCGGCTGGGACCAAAAGATTCTCGACGTGGTTGGGGATGTTTCGTACTTGCTCGCTTCCGATTCGGTGGAAAGCCTCGACCCGTTCCGGTGTATTGACTTTGTGCTCTACGGTGATGTTGGTCTCGATGTGGAGCCAACCGCGTTCTTTGGCGAGTTTCAACGACTGAGAATTCAGGTTGCCCGCATAGCCCGGATTAACATAACGAATCTCAGCCCCGAGTTTCTTGGCCGCCTCGATGCTTTCAAACTTTGAAGGTTTGACCGAAGGGTTGCCGCCCGTAAACTGGACGCATTCCATACCGTAATGTTTGGCACAAGCAGCCACCATACAATGCTGAGGGGATCCTCCTACCGCGCCTGACGCAACACCGGGATAAGGCTTTTCGTTGAAAAGCCAAATCAGTTGTCGGCACTTGCTGCCGTTGATCCCACCCACACCCATCGGAGCGAAGAGATCGTCCCGCTTGAACCAAATGCCACCGTGCTGTTCAACAGGGGTGAGATCGTAAGCAGACTGCAGCCATTGTTCCATTGTTGGTAGATACCTCGAGCCGCGCTACACCACGAATTCAAAAGTCAGAAAATCCGATTCGTTAGCGGTTTGCAGTAATAAACTTTATGCTGACCCATGCGACCGCAGTTGGTTCCCGGAGTTATCAGGAAGATCGTTACTTCACCGCTATCCACCAGGACGGCCTTTTGTTTGGCGTGTTTGACGGGCACGGTGGCGAAGGCTGCTCAACCTATTTGGCAGATCATTTCTTCGGGTCATTTTTCTTTCATTTCGATAACCCCAAGATTAACAACGCTCGTCAAGCCTTCCGCGAAACATTCGCAGCGATGGCAAAAGAAACTCACGATATGGTCGATGGCTCCACGGCGTCCGTTGTCTGGATCCCTAACACTGAGAAAGAAAAAGGCGGGTTAAAATGCACGAAGGCCATTCAAGACACAGCCATCGTAGCCATTCTAGGAGACTCTCCGGTTGTTATCGGGACACCGAGAGGATTCCATTTGAGTCCGGACCACAACGCTCGGTCTAACGACAAAGAATGTCAGGCGGCAGTAAAGCGCGGGGCGCGTTGGGACGGCGATTACCTTTGGAACCAACATTGGGGTTCCCGCGCTCACGGATTACAGATGGCTCGTGCTTTCGGTGACGTGGATCTCCCTTTCTTGCGCCGCGTTCCCCAAATCTACACCCGGCCCATCCACGATTTCGTTCTAATTGGGACAGATGGTCTCTTTGATCCTGGGCATACATTAGCAAGTAGAGTCCCCGACATAGTGACCATGGTTCGTGTGGGTCATACGGCGGAGCAGCTCGTTGAAATCGCAGTTGACCTGCCCACGGGGGACAACGTCACGGCTATCCTCTGGAGGAAGTAGTATCAACCTCTTGTGGAACTCAACGAGGAACAGACCTTAGCAGTCCAACATCCCCCTGGTAATCCAGCCTGTCTAATCGCTGGAGCCGGTTCTGGTAAGACCCGCGTCCTAACTGAGCGGGTTCGCTGGCTGATGGCACAGGGCGTTTCCCCGCGTCGTATCTGTGCTCTTACTTTTACGAACAAAGCTGCCGAGGAGCTAGTTAATCGACTCGGAATCTCCCAACACACTCCTCGGGACTTAACGCCTCGCGTTACCACTATTCATGCCTTGGCACTCTCCGCTATACGAGTGAATCCTTTGGGATTTGGGCTACAGGCCCGCGTCTCACCTTTGGACGACTACGACCAAAGCCAGATGATGAAGAAGATCGTAGAGCGGACCAAATCTTCCGAGGATCCCTATCGGACGTTGGAAATGATAGGTTTCCACCGGGCGCGGGGTTGCGGCTTTGCTAAGGATTATGACGAGAAGATCCATGAGCTTGCTCAGAAAATGCACGGCGGCTATCACGCCATGGAACAGACACAGTTGGGACTTTGGAAGCTGTACGAAGAAGAGAAGACCAAGAACTCGGTAGTAGACTTTGACGACATGATTCACTTGGTTGTTCGCCGCGCTAGGGAGGATCCTTCTTGGCGGGCGAAACTGGAACGGATGTATGAGTTTGTTCTAATGGATGAAGCCCAAGACACCAACCCTATCCAATGGGACTTCGTAAACTTGTTGTTGGCGGAAGGCAATCCTAACCTGTACGTCGTTGGCGATATGAGCCAGTGTCAACCTCCCGGCACGAAGGTCACAATCGTTGTAGATCCACCAAGGGGTGCGTACCCAGCGAAACTAGAGCAGAAGAGCATTGAAGAGTTAGTTGATGGGGAGCTAGCAGGAAACGTGTGGTGTAAGCACGACCAGTACACCTACAGCGCGGGACGAAAGATACGAGTAGCAAAACGGTGGTACGAAGGTCCGATGCTCTCGGTTTCTCACAACGGTAGGACAACCCGCGCTACACCGAATCATTGGTTTTGGGTACGGTTTAACAAACAGTGTATTGGCAAGCACGTTGTTTACTTGATGTATCGAAGTGACCTTGGTTTCCGTGTCGGATTGACGAAGTTCAAGAGGACAACGGAGAGTAATTGCTATGGTTTGTCTTACCGGATGGCGCAGGAGAAAGCAGATAAAGGTTGGATTTTGCGCGTCTGTGATACACGAGCGGATGCTGAGTGCTGGGAAGAAATCTACTCCATCAAGTACGGTATTCCTGAGTGTTGTTTTGACCCGGTAGGTTATCTGAACCGCAAGGATGAGCATATTCGCCTCGTGTTCTCCCACGCAAATCCAGAAGGTGGGCGACGCTGTCTGGCCGACCACGGGCTGCTAGAAGAATTTCCTCTAGCCGTGAGGAACGGGGAAGTTTCTAACGGGCACCGGGCCTACAATCAGAGTTGGCGCGGTTACTTCAAGTGTGCTGCCGCGAATCTGTTGCCTAAGTTTATGGAAATCCCCCTAATCCGGCGCAACGCGAGTGCATCTATCACGGCGGTAAGTTCCGAACCCTACGCTGGCTGGGTGTACTCCCTGGATGTAGAGAAAGACCACACCTACGAGGCGGATGGAATCATTGTAGGCAACTCAATCTATGGGTTCAACGGTGCAGTCCCTGATATCCTCAAGCAGTACAGCGAGAGCTGGCGCGGCCTAACGCCAACCCTCTATCGTATCGCCCGCAACCACAGGAGCGTACCAGAGGTCGTCAAGTTAGCGAATGCTATTCAGACCAAGATGACGCATACCATTCCTTTGAAGATGATAAGCTGGCGGGGAGAACAAGGGGACAAAGGTGTCACCAAAATGCTGAAGGCTTCTTTGCCTTCCGACCTAGCCGCAACCATTGCACACGAGATTTACAGCGGCAGTCTGCTTAAAGAGAACCCGATTACCTACCGCGAGAATTGTGTGCTAGTCCGCAGTGCGATACAGATTAGAGATTTGGAAGGGGCGTTCGTTCGTCTCCGCATTCCTTATATTGTGCGCGGCGGACGTGGCCTACTACAGACCGAAGAGGTCCGAGACGTCCTAAGCTATCTCCGGTTGGCTACTAACCCAAAAGACTTCATGGCACTCGTACGCTCCTCCTCCGTCCCGCGCCGGGGCGTTGGAGAGGTTGCGCTAGAGAAGATCCGTGAGAATGCCAATGCGCAACATGACGGTGATCTTGTAGCAGCTTGCGCCGTTGGTAGCGACAAACTAAGTCTGTTCGTCAGCGTGATACGAGCCATACAAGCCGACGCCGGAAATCCAGTGAAGGCATTGGAGACTATGCTGCGTATGGTCAACTATCAACAGTACATTGTTGACAAGTACAAATCGCGTGATAAGGAAAAAGGACCGGCCAAGATAGAAAACTTGGAGAGATTTGGTCAAATGCTTCAAGGATTGGTTGAAGATACCGGTATGACTCTGGAGGATGTCGTTTTTCAGTTGTCTATAGATCGACAGTCCGAAGACGATGAGAGCGGTAAGGTAGTGATCAGCACTATACACGCGGCCAAGGGTTTGGAATATAAGAGATGTTACGTTACCAATTTGTATGAAGGTTCTATTCCGCACAAGTTCTCTATGGGCAACCCAGAAGAGGTCGAAGAGGAACGACGGTTGTTGTATGTGGCCACGACCCGTGCAAAGGACATCCTCGTCTACTGTATCCCCGGTGTGGTCCAAATGGGATTCAAAAAAGGACAAGGGGGTCCTAGTTACCAGCAAGTCGTGCCTAGTCGCTTTCTTGCGGAAATAGGCATATTGTAATTTCTTACCTACGCGATTTCTATATAGGAAATAGAAATCGCCATGGATTTACCCCAAGCGTCTGGTATCTACGAAATTCGAAACTTTACCAATGGCAAATTATGGATAGGACAATCCGTCAATATTAAAGCTCGATGTCGTCAGCACAGGACAGATTTGAGACTCAAGCAGTCTAGTCCCCACCTTCAAAGTGCCTGGGATAAATATGGGGAAAATTCATTCCAATTTTCTGTTTTAGAGTTGTGTGAAGTCATAGATCTTGACGTAAAAGAAACTTATTGGATCGGGTTTTATAAGTCTAGTGAGCGAGAATACGGGTATAACATTGAACGATTTCCACAGGGCACTGGTCCAAGATCCCCTGAGTTTCGTGAAAAACTTAGTAAAGTGAAAAAAGGGACTCCTTGCAGCATCAAAGGTTACAAATGTTTTTACAATCCCCAAACAAAACAAGAAACTAGGTCTAAAGAATCTCTTGCTCTGCCCTGGGTACCGGGGCGCGGCCCTGCTAAACTTGAAGCTGTGGCTAAACGTGCAAAAGCGAACACAGGCAAAAAACGTACTCCTGAAACTTGCCGGAGAATAGCCATCGGAAACACAGGGAAGACTTGGTCAGAAGAAACACGAATCATTTTGACAGAGTTTGCAAAACAACGTACTGATATAGGTAGAGATGGGCATACCGGTCGGTTTGTTTCAAAGAGATAGCTAGTTAAGAGGTAGGAGTCGTAGATTAACTCATGGAAATTTTTGTCTGCCGGAAATGCGTTTTCAAAGCAGTTCATAACGAGGACGGGAGTTTCTCTTTTTCTGAAAACGAAAATGTTGTATCCGTTCAAGATTTAGGATGCCCGCCGGAGTACATTTTCGAAAATAAATTCTGTCCTCTTTGTTATTGCGGCTTCCCTCTCAAGAAAGAGACACAATGAAAATCTTACTGGCAACAATTTTGTTCTGGCTATGCGTGTCGGCGATGGCTCAAATTCCGCTGCCCGCTCCGGAAGGAACTCTCCTTGTGGTGGGAACTTGTTCGGTGGCGAATTTTCCAAAAACCTACAAAAGAGGAATGCACGGCAAATGTAAGGGTGACTACGATATTGCATCCACTAAACGGTTTGTGACACCCGGAGAGTACCGGGTGTTCATTCACTTAATCGGCCCATCTTCAGAATACTTTGTATCTTGTTTGGGTCATGTGCATTGGAGTACCTGGGGGGGTCACTACATCTTCAGCAAAGACTGCGTATTTCCTGACGACTACACTAAACGTAACGTTTTAACCGGATCAAACCCGTACGAAATGGGCCGTGCTACTCCTGCGTTGCCAGAGGTTGGATCCTATGTTCCTTACCTGTGGACTGGAAACTATGAGGAGAAGCTGATCATACGTTTTGCCCGCGATTATCACGACACCACTGGGACAATGTTTCAATACACTCTTCTCCAGATGGCGACAAGCCGGAGTTGGATAATTACATCGGATGAAATTCCCGATCAATATCGATGTTCAAACGGCGAGGTTCTTGTTGAAGGAAAAAGAAAATGTCGTCCGGATAAATAGCTGTTCTATCTTCTTTCTCAGTAGGTTAAACTGGAGGGAAGCAAAATGAAATCAGGATTGCTGGGTTTTCTCGTTGCGATGTTGGTTGTGGCTCTGGGGTATTCGATTCCAACAACGATGTCCCTCGTTAAGAGACCAGTCCCGGTTATAAACACGGAAGTTACGGTGACGCCGGAAGACAACGGCGCGGCGGACGAGAATTCTGGCCAGCCTGTGCAGACTTTGCAGCGCACGAACCTTTGCATATGAAGCTAACCAACCTCATTTTGACAGTGGTAGCCCCGTTGGTGGCGCTCAACAACATCTATGGTTGGGGTCTCCGGTTTCTCGAGGTTAGAATGGGCACTTACGATCCCAGAAATTGGGATGTATCAGTAACGAGGAAGCATAGGCACAAATGAACGACTTTGGAATCGACATCACAGGTTTGACTGCGGTGCTAAAGGCTCGCAATTTTTACAAGAAACCGTCCACGGATAAAGAACGAACTGTAGTTGTAATTCAGGGTTCTGGCTGCGATCCTG